CCCAGCAGTCCAATTATTTTTAACCCAAATTATTTGATTTTTTAGTTTATAATATTTTTCAATTTCTTGTTTAAAAAAATCAATAGTTTTCCAAGAAGTAAAACAATAAAATGCTTTATTGTTTTTTTAATATAACATAACTATACTTTATAAACTCCGTAATCAATTTATAATTATCATCATTTTTTATTGGTTTGCAAAACTGATGATTTTTATTTTTTCTACGATTTGTTTTATAATTAATTAAATATGGAGGATCAGTTACTATTAAATCAATACTTTCTTTTAAAAAATCTTTCATAATATTTAAACAATCCCCTTTATACAAAATACCATTTTTAGTTTCAAAGTATCTGTTTTCTTTTGGGAAGTTATCTTTCCAACTCATTTAACTACCTTTCCAAATTTCTATCTAATTCAAACCATTGAATATCGTTATCTTGTAAAAAATCTACACAGTAATATATAGCCTTAAAACTTGGCTGCTTCCCTATACAACCATTCTCATTAAAAAATTTTGCTCTTCTATCAGGTATTAAAAGTTGTAACTTTTTATCTTTAAAAAGATTGAATACATTTACATCATTTAACCAACTTGCCATAGATACCAAAGCAAAAGGTTTATTAAAGCTTAAAGCTCTTTCAAAAAACAATTTTTTGTTTTTAAATGGTGGATTACTTATAATAATATCCCAATTTTCTTTTGGCTCATATTCAAAGAAATCTTGTCCTACCGCTATATGAGAAGCAATCACATTATATCCTTCTTTTTCAAAAATATCTACATAATTACTTCTAAACATCTTAATTCCATTAAACACTATGTCCTCTTTTAAATCAAAAGGACACCATATTGTCAATTTTTTCCTACTTTTTATTCCATTTGCTTTTCTAAACTCTTCAATATAAGAAATAAGAGGGAAAATTAAAGATGGATATGTATAACTCTCATCATTTCCTGTAAATTTATATTGATTAACATTCATTATTTTCCTTTACTTTTCTATAATAATATCTGTCAAATTATTTCTTTTTTTAACTTTTATATAAGTATCAAAAAATTCTTTTTCGATTTCATTGTGATGTAATACAACAAATACAGCCATTTGTTTTCTATATTGTTCTAACAACACTTTTAACATTTCAATGCCTTTTTCATCTAAAACACCCAACAATTCATCTAAAACAAGAATATTCAATTTATTTTGTGTAAATAATTGTAAAGTTTCAAAAATAGCAAATAACACAACTAATGCCACTCTTGTTTTTTCTCCACTTGATAGGCTATTCAAAGTCTTTTCTATACCATTGTCTTTAAACCTAAAAGAAATTTTTCCTTTAACCTCATAAGCAATAATCTCTATATCCAAACCTGTCATTTGACGAATTTGCGAAATTTTAGAATTTAACAATAGAATAAAAGACACCAAATATTTTTGTGTTATTGCATTGCTTTTTATTAAAGAAAGCATTACATCTATTGTTTCATTTTCTATTTCAATATTTCTAATTCGTTCTTTTATACTTTCCAAATTACTTTCAACTTCATTTTCTTGTTCTTTTAATTTATCATACTTTTCTTTATCTTGTTCATAAAATGTTAACTTATCCTCAATGTTTTTTAATTCGCTTTCAATTTTCTTCTTTTTAGTATCTACTTTATTTTGTAATATTTCTAATTTTTCATTAACCTTTTCTTGTTCTTTTACTATCTTTTCTTTCTCTTTTTTTAATTGCTTTTGTTTATCAACAAGCTCTTCATATTCTTTTTCCAAATTTCCTAATTGTTCTGTAACAGGCTGTCCGCAAACAGGACACACTCCACTTTCTAATTTTTCAATTTGTTTTTTGATATAACTTTTTGTGTTTTCATACTTTAAGAACTCTGTTCTTAAATCATTAATTTTATTTAAAATCTCTTGTAATTTATTTTTTAAAAAAACGATTTGTTTGTTTTCAGCACTTTTTTCAAGTTCTATTAAAGCATCTTTCAATAGATACTTTTTATTTGTTAGCCCTACAACATCAATTTCTGTAAATTCTTTTAGTAAAGACAATTGTTTTTCATAATTATACTTAGTATGCAACAATAACTTCAATTCATTTTTATTTAACCTTAATCGCCCTCTTAATTCTTTATCTATATACTTTATTGTTTCAATATCAAAAAATTTATAAATTAAATTTTCTTCATTAGAAACATCAAATATATTTTTAATTGTTGTAGTCGATAAATAATAAAAAGAAATAAACATATTGTAATTCATTCCTATAATTTCTTCAATTTTTTGTAATTGTTGTTTTATTCCTTTAACAGAAATATCAATATCATTTTTATAAATAAAAATAGCATTTCTTTTTCTATCATTTATTATAGTATATTTATCTTCATCTTTTAAAAATTCCACTACAATTGTATAAGGTTTTTGAGTTATTTTGTTGTATGTTTCTTCTAATTTATCATTTCCACTTTTAGGATTTTTATTAAACAGGGCTTGAGAAAGAGCAAGTAAAGTTTGAGTCTTTCCTGCTCCATTATGTCCTACAACAGCGTGAATACCATTTTCAAATTCAAATTCTTGTCTATCGATAGACATAAAATCCTCAATTATTATTTTTTCAAATTTTAACATAGCAACACTTTACATAAATCTTTTATACAAATCATTTAAAAATTTTGACGCCTCTTCAACAGTTTTAAAAGTTTCCAACACAACAGTTTCACCGTTCGCTAATATAGCTCTAATAGGAAATTCACCAACAACTTTATTTCCAATACTAATATCTAAACAACCTGATAAATTTACAAGTCTAATTGTCTGGCCTTTTTCATTTGTAATAGGATAAACTACCATAACCACTCCTTATTTTTTTTGAATTTCAAGTAATAATTGATATGCTCTATCATAATGTTCTTCGCTTAAATCATTTGTTTTCAACAACTCAAACAAAGTATTATAAACGTCAATCTGTCCTTCTTTCTGTAACAATTCTTTTTGCTCTTGCAAAACATCTTCATCTATATTTTGTAATATCTCTAATTGAACATTTTTTCTATTTTCTAAATCTAAAACACTCTGTGTATTAGTATTAACTCTTATCTTATATAAATTTATAGGAGATAAAGTTTGTAACAATTTATTATAATTTTTTACATCTGTTTGTAACAACACTTTCTGTGGCAAATATGAAGTATCAATATACTCCCAATTTAGCTCTTTTTTATTTATTGTTATTGATAAAATTTTTGTGCTTCTTTTAGGCTCATAAACAATTGTATAAGGACTTCCACAATAACAAATATTTTTAAATTGATAAGGAATATGAATATCCCCTAAAAACACATAATCAAAATCTTTTGTATATTTTCTTAAAGGGATTTCCTCTTTCACAATTCCAATAGACGCTCTTATATGTGAAAAAAGAACACTCCTCTCTTTTGGATATATTTTTTTTATTTCATTTATTCTATGATGTGAAACAAAATAAAAATACCAATTTTCAATTCTTATAGGTTTTTCTGTAAACTCAAAATAAGTGTAATTCAATTCAGGCAATTTATGAAAGGTTGTTTCTCTCCTTGATAAATCCTCGTGATTACCTGAAATAATATAAATAGTGAATTTATCCTTTAATTTAGCGATAAATTCATAAAATGCCGCCAATTCATCAAGCGTAGGATTTGCTTTATCAAAAATATCTCCTCCTAAAACAAGTATCTCTCCATCTTGTTCTAACAACAAATCTCCAAGCAACATAAATCTATTATATTCCCACTCTTTATTTTTTCTTAAATTCAAATGAATATCAGAAACAAATAATATTTTTTTCATAGAAACTTCTCCTCTTTCTTTCTGCCTACACTTATCTTATTAACAAATTCAATATTATACTTTTTATAAAAATCATTATATGGTAAATAACTACATAAAAAAAGATGACTATCTTGTTGTTTTATTTGTTCTATTAATCCATAAAGTAATCTTGACGAAAAATCTGTATTTAATGCTCTCTCAATTCCTACATTATACACAACAATAATATCAGCTTGTGGAATTTCATATTTCTCATTTTCAAACACTGCCTTAAAATATTCAGCAAAATCAATTCCTCTTACCTTATATGTATCTAACAACTCTTTTACAAAAATACTACAAACATTTTGTATGTAAATAGATATAGGTTTTTCAGGTAAATTTTTCAATTTTTGTAAAAGAGTGTTAAATCTTTCTTCACTTATATTATATTCTTCTCTATTCTCTTTATACCAACTACGAGGCATACCAAAATACATTAATTTCAGACTTTCCATTTTTATCCTTTTTATAATATGGCGGAGGGAGTGGGATTTGAACCCACAAGGCGTATATTAACACCTACTGATTAGCAGTCAGTTGTCTTAAACCACTCGACCATCCCTCCATAATAAAAAGTGGGATTAAACCCACTAAATATTTAAAACCTTTATAAACACACAATTAATCCTTAGCTAAAAACTGCTCCAAATTTCTAATTATTTGTTCTGCTTGTACTTTTTCTGATGTAACAACTTCTAATCTACTTTCTAACTCTGCAATTTCTTTATATTTATCACTAACAAAAGTTTTCAAATCAGAAAGTAAACTCTCAAAAGAAGAGAGTAAATCTTTTAATGTTTTCTTATTTTTAAACATTTTTCTACCTTAAAAGTTTATTTCACTCTCATCTACTTCTACATCAGATGTAGCTTTTGTAGAAACAGTAGATGGCGTATCATTACCTCCAGCATTTACACTTGCAATCCATTCATCAAACTGTCTAATCAATTCTGCATCAGTTTTTATGTTTTTAATAAATTCGTCTTGTGCCAATTCATTTACATCTTCTAATGTAGGAACAAACCATACAACTGTTCCTTTTTTTCTCTTTTCAGTACCAAGCGTAAATTTATGAGTCATATGTCCATCATTTTTATACTGATTTAAAATATTATTCAACTCATATAAAAAACTTCCTTTTGCATACATAATAAATGGTTTTTCTTCTCCATCAATGTCAATAACACCTAAAAGAATTCTTTGGAATGTTATATCATTATCAGACGCTTTTAACACTGAAATAGGTGTTCCTGATTTCAAATCATATGCTTTTTTTGCTTCTCTTAATGGAAAAATATTTGATGTAACTGTCGGTTTATTTTGCTCTACATCAAATTTACTATACTGATAAACTGATTTAATAGGTCTAATTGTCACTTTATCTGATACAAATTCATAACCAGATAAATTACCATTTTCATCTTTTTGTGGATTATAACCATACGCTCCTACTTTACCAAAATCCATATCATAGTTTATTTTTAATAAAGGAAATGGTACACCCTGTCCACCTTTATTTTCCTCAACTGTATTCAAAATTGCCGCAATTTGTTCTTCACTCAAGCCCATAGCCTGTAGCTGTTCTCTTGTTAAGTTTGATAAATCCATTTTTACTCCTTGTTTTTAATATTTTTTTAAAGTTGTTTTACTAATTTTTTATCATTAGTTTCATTATAATTATACAATAAAACAAAACTAATGTCAAGTCTTTTTATAAAAGACTGCCACACCAGCCCGGTACAAACCTGCGTAACACAGAAACGACTAAACTAACTCCGGGATTTTATACTTTTTACTCGTTACCCTTTAATAATTAGAAGTTAGTAGTTAATCGTTATTATTTATTCTTTAAACTTTAAGCGTTACTCTTTTAACATAAAATAACTGTATTAAGGTTATCAGCCTCTTCTGTTTTCAGTATTATATAATTTAATTAACAATTGACAGGCTCAATTGTCAAAGCCCTGTGTTTTTGGTTTTCGGTATGGCAGTCTATCAACTAAATTTCTATATATGTAGTTGCATTTACAATAGATAATTTAGTGTCAATCTGCTCTGCAAATTCAGTCAACTCTTCAACTTTATTTTTTATACCTTTTACAACTTTATCAGATGTCAACAAAGTATATTTATCAGCATTATAAAGTTGTTCTTTTAACTCAATTGCATCTTTTGCTGATGTTTTGCTTTCCCCTGAAAACTTTGTTTCAAGCATTTTATTTATTGTTTCCATCACTTGTTCATTGTTATACTCAACTCTATTTGCTAATTCATTGTAATCAGATAACAATCTTTCCCAAAAAGAAATTTCATCATCTAATTTATTCTTTCTCTCTAACGCCTCTACAATAGTCATTTCCAAATCACCTATTTTAATCTTTGTAGAAGCATTACTTTCAGCAATTTTAGCTTTTATTTTCATATAATTATTAGTCAAATCATTAATCGATTGAAATTGAGCCTCTAACTCTTTTAAATAATTTCTATTTTCCTGACTATCTACATCAATTGCTTTTACTATCTTTCCAACTTCTAATCTTGTTTTTTCTTTTTTAATTCTTTTTTCTAAAACTTTTATTTTTGCTATTGCTTCTGTTATTGTTAGTTTCATAAATACTCCTTTTTAACTTTTTCAAAATTATAACACAAAACAAAAAGAATGTCAAGAGATTTTTAATAAATTTGTTTAAAATCTCTCATTTTTTCTGCAATTTCCCTAATTGCTTTCTGTGCAGAACTTTTCGTTCTTAAATTTAAAAAATTAGCATATCCATCAGGATAAAATCCTATCCACGCAATAGAATATAAAGAAACAGGCAACAAGTCTCTTGCATCTTCTTTTTTAAAACCATTTTCAACAGCTTCAAAATACATATCAACAGCTTCTTCATCTCTTTTTATAAGTCTATCTGCAAAATATTTTGCCATTTCTAAATTATATCTAAATTCAAAAGGTACTTTTTCACCTGATGTATATCTACGAGACAATTCTTGTTGAAAAGCTCTTCTATGGCGGAATAATTGTCTAAAATCCCTTATTGTAGCTTTCACTCTAAAAACAACAAATAATTTTTTAATATAAGTTTCAACTTCTTCTTTTGTATTTAACCAATACTTGTCATCAACACTTGGTAAATGTTTTGATGTAATATTTTTTTGAATAAACTCTAAATCATACATTAATGCTCTTAAATTAGTTAAAATATATTGTTTTCCTTTATCCACAAAAACATAACCATATCTTACTACATTAGGAACAAAATCTTTATAATTCCATTCACTTCCTGTTTTTAACAAACCATAAAAATTTTGCATAACAACTCTAAAATGACTATCAAGCAGATTTATCTTATGTTCATTTAAAATAACAGGTATAAATTCAAAACTGCTTGAAGGCAATCCTATACTTTCCCTTGAAAGTTTATCGTAAAGTTTAAAATTAGGTTTTAAACCATTATTTCCAAAACAAACTGACGCTACTTGTGAAACAGCTTTTACTCTATTTTCCATAGATAAATTTGCATCACTAAAATCCCATAATTCCAAAAACCCTGTATTTCCTGTATTATAATACCCAGCAGAAAATAACTCACTTCTTTTTTCCAATTTCACTATCTCTCCTTTAATAATTTTTTTATTTCTTTTTCTATTCTCTTTCTATCGGGTTGCTTTCTTATTTTAACTTTCTTTTTTGGTTCAGTGTGATATAAAAGCACACTTTCTTTATTTGTTTTAAAATCTTTTACAAGATTTTCAGGAATAATAAGAGAGTATAATAACATTTCCTTATCTGTAATAACAACACTAATTTTATTTATTTTATCTTCATAAAGCATAATTACCTCCTACTACCAAAAAGCAATACTAAAATTACATTTAAAATCCCTAATAGCTTAGGTAAATATACTCCTCCCAAAATTGTTACTCCTGATATTTTCATTATTAGCCACCCAATAATGTAACCAAACAAATAACTTAAAGTTATAACAACACAAAAAACAAAAATAACAACAAAAACTGCTATAATAATACCAAACAAATTTTTAAAAGACATTTATTACTCCTTGATATTGTCTAACTTTCACACCATTTTCTTTTAAAAATGAAATACCTTTAGTATCTCTATATTCAGTATAATACACAACCTCTTTAATACCTACTTGAATAATTGCTTTCGCACATTCAGAACAAGGACTCATTGTAATATACATAGTTGTTCCTTTAAGAGGTATTCCATAACGAGCCGCAAATGATATAGCGTTTATTTCAGCATGAATAACAATTGAATGATTAGTCTTCAATTCTTTTTTCACTTCAAAATCACCAACAAGTCTATAATTGTCTGAACCATTCATAAAATCAATAAATCCAATTTGCTTTCCGCATTTTAAACAAAATACTTTCCCTTCTTTTTTATTTTCTTTAATTTCTGCATTACAACATTTACTAACTGTTATTAACTGTTCCTCTTCACAATCATATTTATGAGGAACATAAATAAAACCTTCACCATTACAACAGGAACAAGAATAATTTAATACACTTCCACTACCATTACAACAATTACAAATTTCTTTGATTTTTCTTTTATATCCTGAAGGAGTACCATTATATCCTATTGCTATAATTCTATTTTCTTTTGCTATAACTGCTCCAACTTTTGCTCTGGTACATTTACTTTGTTCTGCCCAAACAAAAGCAGTCTTCATCATAGGTAAATCCCATTTAGTCATTTTCCATATCCTTAATATTTTGTGTAATACAGTTTTTTAAACAATCTAATTTAACTCCGTTTGGTAATTGTTTTAACATATTATTATAATAAAATTCCGCAAGTTCTTCATAAGAATCTATTTGAGGAGATACCCAACAAATTTTATATATTTTAATAAATCCAAACAATTTTTTATAAATATAATATTTATATGGGTGAAAAACTCTATCAAACAATTTTACTTCGTCATTTACAGAGGGTTTAAATAAAGAGTAGGTTGCAAACATACAACCCAAACCACACTCAAAATAATAATCTTTGCTATCTTTTTCTACTACTATTTTTACTTTTTCAAAAGACATTTTAACTCCTTTCTAAACTTAGTAAGACTTTTTCAATAGCTTCACCAAAAGTTAAAGTAGAATATTGATTTTTAATGTTTAATAAATTACTTATCCTTTTTGGTTGTAAATTATAAGCTCTTTTGATTTTTATTTTATCATATTGTAAGCCAAAGCCACAAACCACACAACCTGTCCTCTTTTCTGTCTCATACGCTTTTGAGATTTTAACATTATACTTATTTATATAATCCCAAATATCTTTTTCTGTCCAAAAGTAAATAGGATAAACTTTATAATCGTGTTTGTAACCATTTTTTAAAATACTTTGCAACCTTAAATTACTTTCTTCTGTCATTAACCCTATAAAACTAACCTCTTTTGTCTTATTTTGATAAATTTTAAAAGGATTTTTCTTTAAAACATTACAACAATAATTAGTTAAAACAATTCTATCATTAGTTTTTAAATCTAATTCTTTTCGTTTTTTAGTTATAACATCAAAATAATACTGTTCTTTTTCTTTTAAAACTTTATACCAACTTTCTTTTTTTACCACTTCTTTTGGTGAATTAAAATAGTGTTTTGCAACTTCTTCATCTAAAAGCCATAACCACTTATTTGAGAATTTATATTTATTTTTTCCAAAAAAACTCATAGAATAAATACTTTTTAAATATTTATTGTCTCTAAATTGTTTCATTATTAGTTTTTGCAACTCACTTATCTCTTTACTCACAAGAGGATAGCCTTCTGTTTTTAAAATTTGACTAAAACTTTTTCTTGGCTTTAACCAAATTACATTTTCTGTTTCTTTTACAAATCTTATTATTTCTTTATGTTCATTTGTAGTATTAAAAAATACTGCTTTTACTTCAGGATATAAACTTCTAACTAAATGTAAAACTACTGTACTATCTTTTCCACCACTAAAACTCACATTTACATTTCCCTTATTTTCTTTATAAACTTCTCTTATAATTTGTTCAGATAATTTTATCTTTTCTTCTAATGGTAGATTTTTTAATTGTTTTAACTCCCGATATGTCATTTTATTCCTTTATATATTTTTTCAAAAATTTTATCGCTTTTACTATCTTTCTATAATATTTTAACCCTTGTTTCCAATTATATCCAGCATTGTAAGAGCAGATTGCTCTTTTCCAAGCAATTGTTTTAAAATAACCTTTGCTTAACCAATAATTATACCAATATTGAAATTCAGCCATTGCTTCACTAAAACTAAAATCTTTATCTTCAACCAATCTTTCTGCTAACCTTGACTTATCCCAATAAGTATAACAATTATGTCTATTACAAACACTTTCCAACAAATTGTGAAAAATACCAAAACTACCATATTTACCATCTTGTAAATTAATTTTATACCTACCCAAATCACTTTCTACATAAGCAATTGCACTCATTGTATTTTGTAGATTGTAGGGTTTAGCTTTATTATAAACCCAATTAAGTATAGATATTTGCTTGGGAGATAAAGCAAACAAATCTATACTTAATAATCCAATAATCAAAAATTTTTTCATCCTATTCCTTAATGTGATAAAATTTTTTCATTTGTTCGTTAAATAACAAAGGTTGATTAAAATTCTCAATAATTTCTCGTTCAATTTGTTCAACAGATTTCTTTTTTCTAAAATTTATCTGACGTTTTAATTCAGTTTGCTCATCCATTGTTAAATCATTCAGTGTTAGGGGGCGTAACACTTCATAATTAAAATCATACATTTCTCTAACCGAATTAAAACCATCAGGTAATTTCATTCCATACTTGCCTTGCTCAATCCACTTTGTAATTATATCTAAAATTTCATCAAATGTCAAGCCCTCATCCAACATTTTATAAACTCTTTTTTCGCTTAATCTATAAATACCTTTTACATTTTCTTTTGCTACACCAGCTAATGCCTGTGCCTTTATTATATTTTCAGGCATAACACCAAATTCTTGTTTAACATTATTTAAAGTAATCAACCCTCTTTTTAAATGTAACTGTTGAATGTTATTGCTTTTCAAATTAACAAGCCAATCTTTATCTGAACTCAATAACCATATATTATATTTATCTTTTAACTCATCTGTTAAAATGTTTGCAAAATCATCAGCTTCATAGCCAGCTAAATGAATTACATTTCCTAAATTTTGTAATATACTTTCAACTTTATTATAGTTATTATTAAAAACTTCTAATCTCTTTTTTTCTGCTTCAGTTTTTATTCTTTCTTTTCTATGTGCTTTATATTCTGGATAAAGTTGTTTCCTCCGTTTACTTCCTTCTCTACTATCATACGCCCAAACAATTCTATTTGGTAAAACATAGTTTGAAACATAATCACTAATAAATTGAATAAAAGAAATAAAAGGTAAATGTTTATGATAAGTTTCATAAGCTAATAGTCTTGTATCAACAATAAGTAAATCTTTCATTTTAACTCCTCTAAAATTTCAAAATGAATATAATCAGTATTTTGAAATCTATTTTGTAAAAAAGTAAGATAATCATCTCTATCAATAAAAGAAATGTAGTCTAATAAACTTTGCATTTCTTTTTTAGAAAGAATATCTTTATCAATTTCTAAAAGAGAAAATTTTACATTACTATTTAATGGGGAATAAATAGTAAATAAAATATTCTTCTCTCTTAATAAAGAGACAACTTCTTTTTTTGCTAAAAAATGTTCAATCACTAATTTCATTATATCTCCTTACTTAATATTTTTAATATAACTTATTATAACAAATTTTTATAAAAATGTCAATAATTTATTTTATTATCTATCTATATAATATTTTATTTATTAGCTAATTCATTCATAAACAATTTTAAATTGTTTACAAGTGTGTTTTGAAATTGTAATATAAAACAAATATATAATACATATATCACAATTTATAGTAATAACTTTATCTAAATAACTATATGATATGGTTTTCCGCACTTTTTAAAAATCCACAAAAGTCCCATTTTTCGGAGATTTTAATAAAAATTCATTTTTTTCATAAAAGTGCGGAAAACCATATCATATAGTTATTTAGATAAAGTTATCTTTAATGTAACTTTCTAATTACTCTTGACATTTATTTTATTTTTTGATATAATTTATTAAAAAGGAAGTAGAATGAAATGTGATGTAGTATTAGGATTAGATATTAGTTCAACTAATACAGGAGTTTGTTTTATTGATTTAGAAGGTAATTATCTTTTTAGTTATTTAATTAAAAGTAAAAAAAAGACTTTTGAAGAAAGAGTGATCGATATAGGAAAAGAATTATTTATTATAACAGATAGTATAGGTGAGAAAATAAAAGCAGTAGGAATTGAAAGTGTTAGTTTTTTTAGCAAAGGAAAAGTAGCCCAACTTGCAATGCAAAATGGTTATTATTTTTATACATTAAAAAATAAAGGTTATAACATAAAAAGTTATACACCAAGCAGTATAAAGAAATTTTATTGTGGGAATGGTAGAGCTAAAAAAGAAGATATGCTAAAAAATACCCCAAAAGATGTTATAGAGGATTTTTTATTAGTTGATAGCAAAAAAATTGATGATTTAGTAGATGCTTATGCAATTGCAAAATTAACATTAAAAAATTATAAGGAGAATATATGAAGGAAATTGTTAAAAGAATAGAAGAACATTATAATATAAAAGTTGATGATTTTTTAGAATTGTATGAACTCGGTTATGGTAGAGAAGATATTGCTCTAAAATTAGGTATAGGAGTTATGCCTGTTAGACAAATAGCGGCAAGTTTAGGTTTGAGGTTAAAGAAAAAACATAGAAATACAGATTTAGATATTCTAAAAAGAAGATTAACAAATGAAGAGGATTTAGTAATACAACTTACAAATGACTTAGAGTTTATGAATGAAAAAGCTTTGAAATTACATAAAAGTTTAATAAAATGCAGAGATGAAAATAATTTTTTAAGAAAGCAGGTAAGATTAAGTGCAAGAGAGGAAAAAGTATTAGAAGAAATAAGAGAAGAATTAAAGAAGATAACTGAAGTTAAAATAGAACCTGTTATTATAGAACATAAATCGCCTTATTTTATACCTAATGGTTTAAATTTGGTTGTGTTAAGTGACCTGCATATAGGTGCAAAAGTAGAAAAAGAAAATGTAGGGGATATGAATGAGTTTAATTACGAAATAGCTATAAAAAGAATTGATATTGTTTTTGATAAATTATTAAAAATGTCTTATCAAAGTGAAAACTTAACAATTGCAATTTTAGGTGATATATTTGATGGAATAATTCACGGAAGTCAATTAATTGCGGAAATACCCGTTACAAAAGCAATTGCTCAATTTTCAACTTATTTAGTAGCTAAGGTAAAAAGTCTAAGTAAAACGTATAAAAATATAACGCTCGAAATAATTTCTGGTAATCACGAAAGGTTGTTTGATGACCCTGTTGTAATACATAAACCATATGATTTTAGTCATATATTTTTTGAATTAGTTAAAATACAGTTAATTGGTGTAGCTAATGTTAATTACGCATTTAAAGGGTATCATAAAATAAAATTACCAAATAATAAATGGGCTTTTGCATTTCATGGAGATATGAACAGAAAATATAATCCTATGAAAGAAGCAGAAATTTTAAAGGCAATACAATTAGCTAAACAAGTATTTAATATAGAGCCTTATTTAATTTTATCAGGACATCTACATAAATATATGAAAACAATGTTACCAAATGGAGGCTTCGCAATAGGAGTGGGTAGTTTGATGGGGACTAACCAATATAGTTATAATAATGGTTGGTTAGCTGCCATACCTTCACAGGTAATTTTATTTCTTAATGAAAAAGGAGAGATAGAAAAAGAGAAGGTAGTTAATTTTGGTACCTAATAAAAGATACCAAGAGTAACAACCCTCTTATGAGGGTTTTTTAGTAATATAATCAATAATTCTTTTTGCTAAATCACTTTCAATAAATGATAAAATTTGGTAAGAAGCAACACCACTTGCTCCAATAATAAAATCTCTATATTGTATTTCTAAAGGCAAGGAAGTTCCTACTAAATAAGCTACAAAACCTCCAAAAACCATATTGATTAAAAAAATACCAATATCAAAAGCGAAAGCATTTCCAGATTGTTTTTCTCTATAATATTTTAATAGGTACGCAATAGCACCACCTATTAAACCTAATAGAGTGTCTTTTATAAAAAATATAAAGTCTAAAAAAGAACTTATATGTTCAGGTGGTGTATTATGAGGCATCATTATTCCTTTTTATTATAATAAGCAAACGTAGCTAAAACTAATAGTAAAGCAAATCCAATAAGATTTACAAATATTTTAATAAGTTCAAAATGTTGCTTTACTTCATCTAATTGAGCACCTTGTGCTATAATAATTTGGTCTTTAATACCTACGAAAGATCTTTTACTACCATCAAAATTTGTAGTTTCGTTTGGCAAAATAATCCAAGATGTTATTTCGGGTTTTCCATCAAAATTCCAAATATAAGTTCCATTATATCCTTGTTTCATACGTTTAGATAATTTAATACAACTATCAAAGTCTTTTGCATATTTACAAATACTATTTTTAGTTAAGTAGTTTGTGCCATAAATTTTGCAATCAATACTATTATCCCATATAACTTTCATATCCTTTAAATTGACTACAAAAGCATCTCCTGTTTGCCCTAATGTCAAACTATTGTCGGCACAAATATTTATTTTTTCTAATATTGTTAAATTTATATCTTTTAAATCATTTATACAAGTTTTAATTTGTTTTAAATTCAACTCATTTTGGTATTTAGCTATGTTTATCTCCGATTTATATAAAATATAGTTAGTGAGCATAATACCAAAAAAAGCAAAGACAAAAAGAAGTAACCAAAACAATCTTTGTTTTAGTTTTTCTTTAATGTACTTAGCCATTTTTCTTTCCTAATAAATGCGTTTTTTCTTGGGAACCTTTGCTTGAGCCAAAATAAAACGCATAAATAGTAGCAGTAATTCCGCTTAACATACCTAAAATATAAAGAACAATATCTTTTTGTTCTGTTGAAATTTTACCAGATGCAAAAACATAAAATAAAATAAACGTAGCAACTACTGTTACTCCTGCTAAAATATCAGGAAATATTTTACTAAATAATGGAGTTTTATCATTTGTTAGAGTTTCTACTCGCATTTCTCTTGCATTTTGTTTGTCTTTTGTAATTAATTCTAATTGTTTTAATAAAAACTCTTTATTTTTTTCTTGAAATTCTTTTAATTTTTGAATGTCTTGTGGAGTTAATTTTTTTGTTTTTGCTAAATCAATTCCTGTTTTTTCTTTAATAACTTCTGCTGCTTTATCTTTTCCCGCTTCAACAAAATCTTTAATTAAATCTAATCCTGCTGATGCTAACATTCCTAAAATCTGCAACATCTTCAATCCTTTTCACAATAGATTTTATTATTTATTTTCCTTGGGTTTTTACATTCTTTAACTTGTTTTACATCTTTTGCTACACAAATTCCATCTCTATAAGATTTGCATTTTGTAATAGTTAAAACTTTATCACTACACCCAACTAATACTATTCCTGTTATTAAAAGAAAAATAACTTTTTTCATTTTTACTCCTTGTATCTAATTTTATGGTATATCCTAACTGCATAATAAAACAAACATCTTGTAATTTTGCTAACTCCTATTTCTTTAAGGCACTCTCTAAAAAATTCATCTGCTTTTTTATATTCACCTTTATCACATAAGTAATCGTGAATAATCGCACAAGGTAAATAGTCTGTGCGATTTGGTGGATACAAACTCCAGAAAACTCGAGGTATTGTAGCCCCATCTGTTCTAAACCCTTTTGGAATAGTTAAGTCTTTATATTTAACGTCTTTTATAAGCTTAAATTTATGATTTCTTAATGGTTGTAACCAAAAATCTGAGTATTTAAGCATATTTACTCACTTAATAATTCTATAAGTTCATCTACACTTTGTGCTTCAAGTGCTTTATCTATTTTTTCTGAATAAGCTACAATATTGTTTGTTACAGCGTCTAAAACATTGTTTAACAATTCACTATCACTATAACCTGCATTTGCTAAATTAAGCATCTTTTTATAAGCACTCTTTTCTAAAGCTGTCAAATTATCTAAATTAGGACTTTGAGCGTCTATAATTTTTATAAGTAGTGCTATCGCTTTTGAGTTAGATGCAGATAAACCTGTGAAATTTTTAGCAGTTTTCTTTACTTCTTGTCCTATTAGCCAATTAAAAGTATCTATTGTTGCTGCTTTTAATCCTTCCAAATCAGAAGGAATATTCCAAACTTTATTTCCTTCTTCGTCTATAAAATAAGGCTCTATGTTTGTATGAATTAGATTTTTTAGTTTAATTTGTTTAATCATTTTGTTTCTCCTTAATCACTAAAATTAATGTTTGAAAGTAAGTTGATTGGATTACCTGAATCTGCATCTCTGATAATTCCAGCAACGTGATCTTTAATATCTATATTATTTCCGTTTTGGTCAATTAAATCAGCACTCTCAACTTGCCAAGCAAAAGTGGCTGGGCTTCCTGCAAAATCAATAAAATGATTAGCTAAAGTATCGGTATTTACCATTATTTTTGAGCCTCCATAATGTCCTTGAATTTTAACTTGTGGATGTCCATATTGTCTTAACCAAGCATGAACTTTAAATAATTTCCCATCATTTACTTCTATAATATTTGCTCCATCTACTTTGTTCATAAAGAAAATTTTAAGTGTTGAAAATGCATTTCCTCCTGAATATCTAAATAATTGATGATATTCTACTTCTATATCTTTTCCTGTATCGTTTTCAGGAATAATTATTTGTGAGGGTTCTCCATTTTCTTCCATTTGTCTTATATATATATATAGAAAACCATTGCTAAAATCTATATCGTAAAGTCTTGCTTTGTCATCTACAATATACCATTTTCCATATAACTTAGCACCATCGAGTAAATTGATTTTCACATTTCTAAAATCAATATTAATATTAGTATCTAACACATAATTTCCTTTTATATAAATAGTGCAATTCCCTCCAATTGGTGTAGAAACAACCGCCTTTTTTATCGTTTTAAAAGGATGACTACTACTACCATCATTATTATCATCCCCATTTTCTTGATCAACATAAAATGTTTTGTTAAATTGCCCTAAAGCTCCACCTACATCATCCCAAATATGTTTTTTAAATAATCCTCTATTTTCTACATTTTTAGTTTTTATATTTCCATCTGCATCTTTATAAATATATTCAACTATTTTAGGGTCGCTGTCTAAAACATCAGGTAAAACCTGTGCAAAATTCACTAAATTAAAATTTGCTATATCAAATGGATTAGCCATTTATCTCTCCTTTTATTTTTTTATTTGTTTTTAAACACCTATTGCCATAAATCTACATCCTGTGTAACTATTAGCTCTTATATTACCATCACTATTTCTGCATATTACTTTAAATGTATTTTTTGTTATTTCTATAACACCATAATTGACAGCTTCCTTACCATCGTCGATACAAATAACTTGAAAACACTGCAAAGAAAAAGAATAAGGAAATGTTAATACCATATACCCATTGTCATCTGTTGTACTATGTACAATACCAAATTGGAGTTTAATTCCTCCAAATAATTCAACTATACCATTATTATATTCTCTTTCTAAAACTAAGTTTTCAATTACTTTATCTTTTATATATTTACTATCAACATTTCTTAATTTATAATCTGCTAACTCCGGCAAAAAATTAGTAATTGTTGATATTTGTACTTGTGTAGCAGTTATTGCTGTTAGTAAACTATTATAATTGCTATCTAACGTATCTTTACTATAAGTTACCTCTTGAGGAATAACATAATTTTTTATAAAATTTGCAGCATTTATAGCATCTTCTTTATAAACGTAAGTACTGTTCATATAATTTTTTGTTGTTGTCATATAATCATATGTAGTATTTCTAAAGTCATTTACTTCATCTCTTAAATTGTTTGCTTGATGAGCAAATTGATTTAATTGGGGAGACCAATGTGGAAGTGTATTTAAAAAAGCATCTGCTTGTTGTATAAAATCACTTCCATATCTTCCCTCAACAACAGGTAAACTTGAAATTGCTTGAGTAATTTTAGCCATTTTTATCCTTTATATTAAACCTTGTATATCTATTGTAAATTTACTTGTTTTACAACTTTCTAATTTTCCTGAAAAGTTTTCATAATAACCATAAATTAAAAGTTCAAAATAAGTGTCGCTTTCATCAATAATGTAAACAGTAGGTGTAGCTCTTAAATTTTCTAATCTACTTTTTACAATATTATATTGTGCTGCTCCTATAATTTGTGTTTCACAAGAAATTCTATCAGCATAATTTCCTTTTTCTAAATAAATAATTCCATTATCATTGATTTTTTTCTTTGAGTAATCAGTAATAGAAGCATTAACATTAGTAGCAGTAATTCCTAAATAAGTTGTTTTACCCACTTTAATAAGTCCTAATTTAGCTACATCTTTTTTGATTATAGTAACTTCTACTTTTGCATAAAATAAATTTGGAGTTGGATAATACAGTTTTTCTCTATAACAGATTTCCCCAAAAAAATAATCTTCCCAATTTGAAATATTACTTACTAAATCAATTGTTTCATCAGAAACAATTGTATCATTTTTATCTTTAATAACTATTTTTATAGCTTGTCCATAAATCCCAAAAAAAGCTATAGCGTTTAAATTGGTAGTTTCAAAAGTAAATGTTAAATCTTTATCGTCAGGCGCATTCGTGTATGTATTTATGTATTCGTCTAACATTCTATAAGGATTAGTTACTCCTTCATCAAACCAATTCAAATCAGTCCCCGGTTCACTATTATTATTATCAATTAAAGAAGTCCAAATATGATTATTATAAATAACTTTATCATTTTTGTTATAAGTAGAAGAACTATCCCATTCAGGATAATCTTCTAATGGCGCATTCGTATTAAGTATAGTTATTTTATTTTGTTTTAAGTAACGCATTTAATACCTTCATCGTCAAATTTTTGGAGCAATCTAACCATTTTTTCCTCCAAACGTCTAATGTCATCTAATATCGAATTTGTTTCTTTTAATTCTTTTAATTGGACTTCTACATTTATATTAGGAGGAGAAATAACAGGAGCTGTAATAATTTGAGGTATTTTTAGTTGTCCTGTTCTTCTTCCTCCTTCTAACCATTTAAACAAATCTGGGTATTTATTTAACATCCATTTTGGAGCAACCCATTCTCCTGCATGAACCACACCTGCTACAACTTCTCCTGTTTGGTCTTTTTGTCCAATGCCTAAACCTGTGTAACCACCTTGTGCAAACCCAAAAGTATGTTTTACAGAATGAAAAATATGTTTTGCAGATTTACCTATTGAATGAACAATACCTCCCGCACTACTTACTATATTTTTTGTTATACTAAATACTGTGCCTCCAATATTTTTTAATCCATTAGTAAGTATAGATAATGAACCTTTTATAATACCTACAGCTGCTTGAGTGATAGTTTTAATAATATCTTTTAAACCTCTGACAATATTATTACCAACTGAACTTATAATATTGCCTAAACCACTTATGATACTACTTATTTTAGCAATAGCATAATAAAATAATTTACCACTAATATTAATAAAATTTCCTAACGCATTAGTAATAAATGGTACTAAAGTTTGTGTAATACTAAAGATACTACTACTAATATTTAAAATTGCATTCCATATTTTATTAAGAATATCCCTTAACCAACTTCCGGGATTTGTAAATACATCATTAAAAGAGTTTAATAACTTTACTAAGAAATTTTTTGTATCATCAATTGCTTCTTTTACACTTACTTGAGGAGCAGTTAATTGTTTTATATTAACTTTTGGTAATCCTACTGCATTTAAATTTTGTAGGTTCTCTAAAATACCTTTTAAATAATCAGTGTCACTCATTTGCGTAATACTTGTTAAAGAACTCTTTAACTGTCTAATTTGCTTAAAACTTGCATATTGTTCAAATTGTTTTGCTACATTTAAAACTTCATTTGCAGAAACTTTACCTTTTTTGTATTTTTGAATTAAACTAATCACATCAGATTGTGAAGTCCGTGTTATATCTTTAACATTGCCAAAGTATTTAGCATTTAATTCATCAATATACTTATTTATTTGTTTTATTCCTTGATGGAAATTATTTACTAAATCTCCTACTAAATTAAAAGCTTCTTTCATTTGACTATTCATTGCTTTTAATACATCTGAATAATTACCAGCACTATTTTTAACAATACTTGTAACATTATCAATTCCATTTGCTAATGCTTTTAATGCTTGAGATTTATTGACAGCATTACTAATAAAATTATTACTTGCTTGAAGTAAATTAGTTAAGTAATTTTTAATACTTTTAACATTTAAAGAACCAACAATTTCTTTTACTTTTGTTAAAGCTTCTTTCTCTTTTTGCAATTTATAAGTGTTATCTCCACTAAACTTGTCATAAATACTACGGTAAGTTCTAATATTTTTATACACATCCCCCGCTAATTGAATAAGTTGATTAGCTAAATCTCTTAAAGATTGCTTAAAGTTTTCAACTCCATTAATGTATGCTTGTTGAAATTTTTTAAACCCTGTTAATTGTTCTGCCCAATTTTGAGCTTTAATAGCCATATTAATACCGTCCAAAATAGCACCACCATCAAAATACACAGCTGCTGCTGCACCTGCAGCCAAAGATAATGCTTCTAAAGTGGTTTGTGTTACTTGTTTGTAATGTTTAGCTTTTTTAGATAATTCATAATTCATATCATTTTGTGTTTTTAGCATTAATACGTTATCAACACTTGCTTGTAATTGTGCACCTTTTGCAAAACCTTCTTGCCCAAAAGCATTATAAGCATTCGTTTGTAATGACTTTGTATAAATACTTTGTTGATAATTATTAATAGTAGGCTGATATTTATTCCTAATTTTATTATAAGCATCTTCAAAAATAGTTTTTAAAGTAACATTTATAATATTTATTAAACTATTTAAATGTGTTGCTAAAGTAGAAGTAACTTTTGCTCCTATTTTATCTCCAGATTGTTCCAATTTGGCAGCAGCCATTTCAAATATTTTTTGATATGTTTGTGTTAAATTACCAGATTGTAAAGCAGAAGTTACGCTTTGAGCTAATTGTTTATCAATCAAAGCAATTTTTTGATCTTTTATTTTATTCAAGTTAGCAATATGTTTATTGTATTCAGCACTTCCTTCTGTATAAAGGTTTTTTAGTGCTTCTTTTTGCTTTTGATACCACGCATCAACATTATTTATTTGTTTTTGATACCAAATATTTATACCATTTAGTTCTTTGTTTGTTTTTTGTAATTCAAAATTTAATTGTTTCGTAAATTTAGCTCTTTTATCCTCAATATCAGCAGACATTTTTTCAAGATTTTGAATATCGAGTAAATATTGAAGCATTTTTTGTAATGCTTGTAATTTCTTTTCATCCTGTGTTGAAGCCATTGCTTGTTGAATAGTAGCGATATTTGTCCCAATATTGTTACTATTTACAAAAACACCTAAACTATGACTTTTGCTATACTTGTTGGCTTGATTTACTAAATTTAATTTAGTTGCATTTATTTTAGCTAAAGCATTATCAATATGTCCCGTTTGTTGCATTAAATGTAAATAAGTTCTTAAGTAATTTATTTTTCTGTTATATAACTGAAGTAACGCATTTTCTTGATTCACTTGATATTGATATTGCTTATTTTCTAAGCTACGTAATTCTTGTTTTAAAGTTAAAAGATTTCTTATATATTCATACATTTGTTGTAAACGTTCAAGCTCTTTTTGATTAGTAGTATTTTGCATATCTTTCAGTAATACCTCTGCAGCACCTTTTATGTTATTGTCTTTTAACATTGTAAAAGTTTGTCTGAAACCATTACTTTGAGCGTAATTTAATGCTTTTTGTTCTTGTGATTTAAACATTTGCTTAGTTGCTAAAATAGCTTTTGGTAATGTTTTTGGATTATTTGATAATAATTTATTATATTCTTTTAGATATTCTATCTGCTTTCTTAAAAGTTCGATTAGCTTTATTTTTGTATGTATTATTTTTTGCTCTCCGCTATTTTCAATAGATTTTAGTTGAGCTTTCATTTTTTCAAGTTTAATAATTTTTTGATAAAAACTATATAATTTTTTAATAATTGCTAATTCTTCATTTGTTAATTTTTTATTGTTTAATTTGCCTGTAGTTATAGCTTCTTGTAATTTAAAAGCTATTTCAATAGAGTTTCCTTTTATAATATCTTTAAACAATACTTCTTTTAAACTATTATTAACTTCTTTTATTGTTCTTAAGTACTCTATAATCGCATTTTTTTGTTTTTTTATAAAAGTATCTAAAACATTGTTTAAGTGTTTAACATAAGTTTCATTTAATTTAAAAGCTTTTGATTGTTTATTAATTAATGCTAATAAATGACTTGCATTGTTTATTTGTTCGTCGCTAACAAATTTTATTGCACTAAAATTACCTTTTGTTTTTTCAGTTTTTTTGTTAATCTCATCAAAATCTTTAATAAGACTTTTAAGTTCTCTTTTTACTTTAGCATTTAACATAGGATTTTCTATTAAACTTTTAGCTAATTGTTTGTTAGTAGCAATAATTTTTAATAATTCTTCTCTGATAATTTTTAAATCTTCTTTTTTCTCACCATAAAAAGGTCTTTCTCCTTTTTTTGAAAAAATAAGATTTAAACCTTTTATAGGGTCTTTCTCTAATATACTTCCAACCCAATCAGCTATTCTATAATGCATATTATGAATATCTTGAATAGTTTTATATGCTTTACTAACACTTTCAACTTGCTCTTTTAATTTATTCTCTAATTGAATTTTCTTTTCTAAAAGAGCTATTTCTTTATTTAATGCTTCTACTCTTTTGTTATCGTGGATACTTTCATAATACTTTTTTAAATCTATTAATTCTTTATATTCTTTTGAAAGCTTCATCAATTTTTGTGTATGTTCATCAGAAAAAAGATATAATAAACTTTCTAAAGCTTTACTTCCACTTTCTACAACTTCATCAAATTTTAAAGCAAGGTCACCTAATAAGTTTTTAAATCTTTCCCAAATATTAACATAACTTTCAGCTATGACACTTGCTTCTTTTAAACCATCAGTAGCAACATTTTTCATTTTATAAAATTGATTTAACACTTCAGGAGCAGTATTTCTTGCCATAGTAAGAGCTTGTCTATCTAAAACTTGTAATCCACCTATTAAATGATTGAAATCAGTATCATTAACTTCTTTTAATCTTGTAAGAAAAATTTTAAATGCTTCTTCGGCTTCTTTACCCCCTTTTCTAAACTTCTCAACTAAAATTTCTTGATTTAAGCCTATTGAATCAAAGAAATTCTTGATATTTTCTTTTTTTGAAACTAATATTGTAGATAATCTTCTTATTTCTGTACCAACAGTGGAAGCACTATTACCTGCGTTATTAAAAGCAATTGCTAAAGCACCTACCATATCGACTGTGAAACCAATAGATTTAGCTGTAGCTAAAGCATAGTTTGCAAAAGTAGATATATCTTCAACACTCATTCTTGAAGCGTTAGCAATATAAGCAATTTTATTTCCTAAAATTTTTATAGGGTCAATGCCTTTATAAATAACTTTTATCATATCTTCATAATTTTCTTTAAAAGTAACTAAAGCATTTGTGGCAGAGGCGTAACTATCACCTGTTATCATTGCTAATTCAACAACAACTTTTGTAGCTTCTTTGACTTGTGATGGGTCAATACCTGCTCTTCCTAATTCCAAAGCGGCTTTATTTATTTCTTCAAGACTTCCCCCAAAGGTTTTAGCTAATGCCCTAAAAGATTCTTCAAGATTTTTTGCTTTAAAACTTGTAATGCCTAATACTGCTTGTAATCTTTTTGTCGCTAAATCAACTTCTGAAATATATTTCACAGCATCTTTCATTACTTGTATAATACCATAAATAGAAGCGTAGATAGAAGCATAAGCCATTGCTCTTTTAGCAACTTCTTTTACCCAAGAAATTCTATCTATTTCTTTCAAATTAGTTGCTACTTCTCGGTATTCTTTTTTTATACTTCTCAAATTATCTATTTTATCTTGAATTAATTTATTTTGTTCTTTTAATTCTCTATTAATCTTATTTAACGCATTTACATCATTTTCAGCAATAGCTGCTTCTTTATCTTTTAAAAGACTTCTGTACGCCTCTTGCAATTTTAAAATTTCTTTTTCTTCTTTTTCTAATGTATTCAAAATAAACTCGTTAGCTTTTCTTACATGTTTCCCTGAAGTCCATCTTTCTTGTGTTTCTACTAATTTTTTAAGACTAAATTTTAAACTTTCAAAATTATCTTGTAATTTTAATAAGTCTTTTGAGTAGTCTTTTATTTTGCTTGTATCTAATTCTTTTCTTAAAGATTTGAAAACACTTTCTGAATAAACAACTTCTTGTGCTAATTTATGAAAACTTTTTATACTTTCATCAATATTATCTTTATTAAATTTAGCGGCATTCCCTGCTTTAATTAAACCATCAGCAAAATTTTTTATAGTAGTAGCTTTTCCTTTTTCTCCTATTGAAGCAAATAAAATAGCTAATTGTTCCATTTGAGGAATTAGAGTACTCACATACCCTTTTAGCGCCGCTAAACTTCTTTCTAATTGTTCACTATTACTTTCAAAATTTAATTTTATAATATCTACAAATTCAGTGTTAGCACCACTCATTATTTATCCTTTTTTAACTCTCGTGCCTCCAACTCTTTTATTAAAGAAGCCACTTTATTACTATACTCAATAAACCCTAATGTTTGGTCATAAACACTCCCACTTTCCGGCAATGTTCCTTTATCAAAATACCTATACGCTTCAAAAGCATTATTTAATAATTTTTTATTCATTTCTACTTCATAAATAGGGCAATAATTCCATAACCTACCACCCGCATAAATTTGTATTTCTTCCCTTTTTTCCTCTGGTAAAAATTTACAACCTCTACTTGTCTGCAAACCCAACTCTTTACATTTTTCACAATTCCAAGTATCAGATTTTAAATTTTTATCATTTAAAAGCCAAAATAAATCTTCAATTTTTTGTAATTCATCTTCTGAAACTACTGATTTATCAATTATTTCTTTAAATAAATTATCAATATCATCATCAGAAAAATAATTTATAATAGTTTTATCTGATAAAGCAGTTTCAACCACTTTTAATTTATATAAAGGTGTAATTATATTTTCTTTTAAATAAAGAGAAGCTAAATCCAATAGCTCTCTTTTAGTTAATACCCTATAATAAGCTACATCATATCTTAAATCATTTTTAGCTTTATATACTTCAACAGGGTATTTCTCTTTGTAAATAGGAGTCACCTACTATTCCTTATTTTCTTCCCCAACATTTCCTAAATAAATATCAGCATTTTGAGGGTCTTTTGAAACTGCTATAATAACATTACCTACTTCTTGAATAAAATCATCTGGTAACATTTCAATAAATTCTTGTGCCAAAACTCCATGTTCTTTTTTTAATTTTACTTCATTGCCGTCTTCATCAATTAAACCTTGAATATCTACAATAGCTGTTTTAAATACCTCTAAAATATAAGTTGCATTTGCTACAGTAACTGTTTGGTCTGGATTAAGCCTAATCAACTTATCTTCTAAAGCTGCTCTTTCCGCTTTAGTTAAAGATTTAAAAACAACTTTAACAGGATTTTCACTACCTCTCTCTTCTACCGGAATATATGTAAATTCTTTCTTTTCTTGTTTAACTACCTTAATTGCCATCTATCTCTCCTTTTTTAAATTTATAGGCTACAATAAATAACGATAATTATCTATTGTAGCCCATAAAGGGCTTGGAGGTAAACTTATGCTTTAACTCCAAGATAAAGAACTTCATTTCTATTACTGTCTTTCTCTGCTTTGAAAGAAACAGTAACTTCAATTAAACCATTTGAATTATCATTAATTTGTGTATCTGTTACTTTAATTCTTGGACAATATGCACCAATATGTTGACTTCCTTTTGGTATATCAAGAAATAATTCACCAATAGTTTGGTTTGTTAAATCCTCGAGATAACTAAAATCCTCAAATAATACTGTAAATTGTCCCGTAATAGATTTTTCTATAAATACTTTATCAATATAACCCTCAGCAGTAATACTTTCAACAGAAGTAACTTTATTTTCAACACTAATAGTTATATTTTGAGCATTTACAGTATTGTTTTTATATGTAAATTTAGCATTTTTCCCCACAAAAGGTGTTCCACTTGGAATAACACACGCAGGTTTAGTTTGTCCTGTTTCTGTTTCATACCCAGCACCTTCAAGTGAGAAAGACGCTAAAAGAATATCTGCTTGTGTAAAATTCAAATCCATTTTGCTAACAACTAAACCTGTTGCCACAAGCACAGCGTCACCACTATCATAAAATTTTTTGATAGCAATAGAAGTTTTATCACCATCTTTAACTTTATAAATTGTAGCGTCTCCTGCGTGGTCGGCATCTGCTTCATTTATTTCATTTACATCTGTTGACCCATCAGAAGTTTTTCCTATAAATCCGCCTGTCCCATTTGCACCTGTTGCAACATTTTTTTCACCCATAGCCGCAACATATAAAACATCTGCATACATTTGTGGATGTCCATCAGCATCAGTATCTGCCATCATTTCAACATCGATTGAACCACTTGCTGTAAACCTAACAGGAATACCAGCTTCTGTAATCAGTGAACACGATAAAGCTTTTCTTTCAACTGTATCTACTTTAGGCGCAACATCTGCTTTTGCTGTCAATACTACATCACTATCTGAAAAAGCAGGTGCAACATTGTAAGTAGCTTCTTCTTTTATTAGAGTTACAATTCCTCTTGTTTTTCTTGCCATTTATTCTCCTTATATATTTTGTCTAAAATAAGCAACTATCGTCATTTCAGCAAGTTGGTAGGGATATAAAATACCACCATCTTGCTGAATGCTTTTTACAAATACATCTAAAACTAAATCATTTAAAGTTTCGTCTTTTTGTATAATTTCTTCTAAATCTTTTATTTTTTCGCTTAAAACATCAGTATAAGCATTTGTCTTTGCTTTGCCATATAACATAATTGTTATTTGTAACATACTTTGAAAATTACAACTTGTTATGTTGACACGCTCTCTTTTTTCTGTATCAATAACAATTGCAACGGAAGGAAAAGACTTAACATTTGGTATAGGAGGTAACACACCACTATAAACTTTCTTAAATTTATTACTATTTTTTATTGCCTTCACAAGTGCTTCAAATATTTGTTCTCTCATAAACTTTTCCTTATTAATAATTGCAATTTGTCTTTTTCAAACAAACGTCGAACCATTTGTTTAGCTGAAACAAAATTGCTTCCTCCTTTTTCAAAAACCCTATCAGTCCATCCTTTCCAACCGGGGGTATCATCACTTCTTATAGCATTTGTTGTAAAAAAAGCGTGTTTAGATAAAAATTTATACCATAAATTAAATGTTACACTCTTATCACCAAGTTGCTGATGTAAAAAAGTAAAAGTTGAATCTCGTAACTCTCCTGAATTTAAGTAAGGAAATTCTCTATTTCGTGGATACCTTTTTTTATGTAACATATGTTTTGGAATAACATCATTTAATCGCTCTTTAACCTTTTCAGCCCATTCTTTTTGTTCTTGTAACAATGCTTCTTTTAAAGAAGCAACAATGATATTTTTAAAGCGTTCAGAAAATGCTCCTTCTATTGTTGTAACAATAGTGTTTTTTGTTTCTAAAACACTACTATGAACAAAATCTACATATACTTTTTTAGACATTTTTCCCTCACACAAACATTGTTCTATAAGGAGCAATCAAGAGGAAAAAATCAGAAGGTATGTTTTTAACCATCCTCATTTTACCTCCAACAGGGTCTGCTAAATATTCCATTTCTTCTCCTGAATTTTCAGCAGAAGAAAGTAACCTCGACGTTAAAATAAAAACTGCTATTTTTAAATCATAAGGTATTTCATCAAAACCTAATTTATATGTTACTTCCGCATTTTTAACACCATTAGGAAAAGGATTATTTATAGCTTTTAACACATTACCTTTTAAATATAAATCGTCTAAATCCCACTCTTTATCATTTATAACAACTTTTGTAACTTCTACATTGTTACTTGGTAATAATATCGTATTTCCTAACACTGAAAATTTTTCCGTTATTTCATCAGTTTTTTTTAAGTAAATACCATAAGTTTTATTTAAAAACTTTTCAACTGCTGACAAAAACAATGATATTTTATCATCTTTATCTGTATCATCTAAATTTATATCTTTATAAATCTTAAATTCATCCAATAAATAATGGCTCATTATTTATCCTTTACTGCTTTACCTCTCGTCCTTTTAGTAGGCGCTTTTGTTACTACAACTTTTTCGTTCTTCAAAGTAGTTGGTTTAGTTTTTTCTTCTTCAAATTCAAACATATTACTAAAATTAGTTTTCAAATATTTATACATCTCTTTTGAAACTTTTACTTTTTGTTTAAACACAAAAACTTTACCTTTTGATTCCATCTGACCTTTTGTCTTTTTTATGACATAAAACATAATACCTCCTCAAAATATTTTATTGTAACAATTTTAATTTTTTACAATAAAATATTTTGGCTGGGTAGGTAGGACTCGAACCTACGACCTAATGGTTAACAGCCATTCGTTCTACCGACTAAACTACTACCCACTAAAGTAAATTTAAAAAAGTCAAGGGCAAAGCCCTATTGACTAATTTTAGTCACTAATATTTACAATTTCAGCAATTGCAGTATCCTCAACAGCAATTTTCTTAAAGTCTCTATATGTTCTTGATGTAAAGATTAGCGTATCGTTAATTATGCTTTTATCTCTTTCAAACTCAACAGTATTTCTTTTACCAACTTTAAATGCTTTTGTATTTACAACAAGTGCTGCTGTTTTTGTTGAAGTGTCTTCACCATCAACTTTGCCTTCAGCATTTAAGTTATTAGGAATAAAATCAGAAACAATAATTTCCATACCATCAAGCATTGCAACAGTACCTGTTCTTAAAACAGCACTATTACCAATTTTGTCAATTGTTTGAAGCTCTGGAATTTCTTTAATTTGTGCATAAACTCTTGGATTTACAATAAGTACGCATTCTCTTGGCTGCACCCCATAAACACCCATTTGTTTAACAGCTTTTCTAATATTAGCAACAGTAATTGAACCACCACCATTATCAACAGTATTTGCAAGACCATATTTTCTCAATGCGTCAAAAGCATTTTTAACATCAGTAGCTGGTGGGTTATTATTTATATCACCAGATTTATCACCATTAATTAATGCATCTTCAATACCCATTGCAAGAGAATATGCCATATCTTGTTTTACAACATCAAGCAATGCACCAACAACAGCTTCGTTTCTTGCTTCTTCGGAAACAATAACAAGTGTTTTAAGCTTAACAGGGTCAAATGTTACTTTGCCACCTGTAATAGCACTTTCTACTGCGTCTTGTGCTGGTTGAATTAGATACGCTTTACTTCTACCTGTTTTTTGAGGGAATGACAGTCTACCAACACCATCAGGAACAACAACACTACCAAACAGTTTCTCAATTTTCAAATCATATTCCATAAGGTCTATAATTTGTTTACTAAATTGTTCATCAATCCAATTTTCAATTGAGCTTGGTGTAATTGCTTTTTCAATTACAGGAGCAACCTCTTTGAATTCAGCAAACGATTTGTAATCTCTACCAAGTAATTTAGCTTTCAATGCAAGATCCGCCGCTTTTTTTGCAACTTTTTTTACAGTAGCTTCATCCGCACTTGTAACATCAAATGTTTTCTTTCTTTGAGCCTCTATTTCATCAATTCTTGCCTCAATAGCTTTAATAGCTTCACTTGTAGATTTAGCACTATCGAGGTCTTTTTTTAATGCCTCAATTTCTGCTTTCATATTTTTAATAACTTCAATACTCATTATTCATCTCCTTCTAAGATTTTTGTTAATTTATTGTTTAGTTGTTTTCCAACTTCATCATAAAACGTAAGTAAACCACCAACATCACCACTTTCAATTTCTTTTAAAAGAAACTCTTTAACTTCATCAAGCGATAAAGTTTTTTGTTTTTCCAATTGAGCTTCTAATTCAGCAATTCTTGCTTCAAGCTCTTTTATTTTCTTATCATTCATATTCTTTGATTCCTTTCCTTCTGTGTATTTCCTACTATTCACAAAAGAAGAAACTACATCAAAATACTTATCCATTAGTTTTACAACGCTCTTGAATTTTAGTAAATTATCAAGCGTTATACCCATCGTATTAAAAAACCAAGCTTCTGCGAAAGTTCTTGATGTTAATAATTGTTCAGCTTGATTTCCTTCTTCCGTTTTAACATAAGTATCATAAATCCAAGCACTCGCTCTTGAAATACTTGATAATGCCAAACTTTTCATTATTTCAGTAAAAGCATTTCTTTCTCTATCACCTTTATATTCTTCTTTCATTTGTTTTAAAACAGAATATAAATCCTCATACCAAGTATTTTTTCTAATCTTATATTTTTCAGCGAATTTTGTAAGCGTTCCGTCTTTTTTGAAGATTGAAAAATTCATAAACAATAACATTTTGATAACTTCTTCTTCTGGAACACCTGACTGTTTTGATATTTCATTAACAATATTATCAACTGTTAATTCAGTACCCTGTTCTTTTACTTCTTTTTTCATACCTAACAGTTCCTTTAATTTTTCTGGTATATCATTTATTAAACCAGCTTCAAATAATTGTTTATAATGTTTTGCAATATGTTTATAAACTTCATCTAAATCTTCAGTAGGAATATTAGGTTTAGTACCGTGTGCTCCCTCTAAAGCTTGATATGCTGCAATAACACCATTTTTATTTAAAACCAAAGTATTACCTTCTAATTCGTGATGAGGACAACACCAAGTACTTCTTTTATCATAATCTTCAATATATAAATAAGCTTCTTTTATAGCTCTCTTACTCCCAACCTCTTCAAGTTTTTGTGCCATTGCTGTTTTATCAACATCAGACCATTTTCTATCAGAAATTTTTGAATTGTCAATTTTTATTTTTTCTTGACTTTTTAAAGTTTTTGAAAAATTCCTTTGAGCTAAACAAAAACCATCACCACAAGGAGACTGTAAAACTTCAAATACACTTTCTCTGTTGCTTGGAACTGAAACAACACTTATCTCAAATAATTCAGTCTTCTTGAAAAAGAATGTATCAGTTTCATCATCATATTCACCGTCAAGCCCCATAAAACCAATAGAAAAAGTTTTTAAAACACCTAATTTAACAGCATTATAAGCTTTTTCATGTAAGGCTTTATATATTCTTGCTTTAACGTAAAGACCATCAGGGCGCAATTCAATGTTCACAACTTTACCACAAGGCTCTTTTTGATTATGTTGATATAAAACAATAGGATTTTTTTCATAATGTGACAAATCAATTCCTGACGGTATTACAATATCTCCATCTCTATCTTTTGATAGGTAATTAGCATAACCCTCTATTTCTACGTATTCATCATTTGCTGAAAGAGTTTTTGTTTCACAACCTAAAAACCCTTTCACTTTTTCTTTCAATTCCATTTTTACCCCTTAAACATATATTTACCGGCTAACACCATCTTGTTTGCCTCCTTCTGAATTTGTACTACCATTAGGACTTGGTTGTTGATTAGTAGGTGCTAAATTAACTACCTCTCCTGTCATTAAATCTAAAGGTTCAGTACCATACAAATAACTTGGTGCTAAATGACTATCCATTAATTGACCTTCAAGTTTTCTATATCCTAATACAGCTCTACCCTCATTTTGACTCAATAAACCTAAACTAACAGCAGTTTTAACACTATCTATCTTTTCTTCAAGAGCTGTATTGACTTCTGGTATAGCACTGTAATCAGGCATTAATACTAAATCAGGGTCTTTAAATATTCTTCTAAATGCTGTTTCCCATTGTTTTAGCATTCTATTTATTATTGGTCGAATAAAATTATTTATATAAATTTTCTTTTGCTCTTTTAAACTTGTTCCTGAATTGCTCGTATTTTTAACACCAATACCTAATAATATAGGATTTAATCTAAATACTTTATATATTCTTTCTTCTGTAACCCCAAGAGCTTCTAAAAGCATTCCGTCTTTTGGTGTTAATTTCAATGGTTGATATTTTAAACTATTAGGGGCAATAATATGACCATATCTTTCTTCGCCTCCTCTACCATAAAGCGTTCTAAATTGCTCTCTCAACGCCTCTATTTGTGCTTTTGTTAAAGGAAATTCACTTGTAAAAATCCCTTGTGCAACTAAGGAATTGGCAAAAAACGACTTCAAATCATCAACAGCAAAACCTTCAATTGATAAAGGGTCAACCAATGCTGTTAAGTAACTTTGCCCATAAAATTCATTACCTAAAAAACTATTTTTAAAAGGTATCATTTCATTTAATTTGTAAGCTACTTTATCATCATAAATATAGCCTTTTATAAATTGTCTTGTATCAGGAACAACTTTTGTTTTAACAGGGTTTAAAATCCACCCTTCATAATTACTTCCGACTTTTTCAAAGGTTAAATACGCATTACCAGCTAAAAAATAACTTTGTGCGTATAAATAAAGAATATCAGGCATACTTTGAAATGGATTAGGTTGGCGTAACCAATTCAATAATTTCTCATTGCCGTATTCAGTTAATTCACCTTGTTTATCTTGTTTAAAAGCATTTATTTTTATTTGTGAAATAATATCAGACGCATAACTAACACAGGAATATATCAGGTCGGCATTGCTATAAGCATTTATAAATCCTTGTGTTGATGTTGTTATTTCAGCATTTTCCATAAATAATTTGTTTGCTTTTGTTGCTTTTGTTTCAATAGGTTGCCTATTATAACTTTCATCTGGGGGAGAATTAGTTTTAGGCGAACGCTTTGAAAATAATTGTGTTACATTAAACAATAGTAACTCCTTTTATTGCCCTTCTATATATAAATTGCTTTTTTTTAAAAGTAACTTTTTAAGTGTTCTAAAACCTCGATATATCGGGGGTTTTGAAAGACAATATTTATTATGCTATATAGTGATTATGACATAGTATCATTTTTGAAAATACCATCAATTCGAGGTTTTAGACATGTGCTATATTGATACTCCTAATAGTTTTATAAATAATATTTTATAACATAATAGATATAAAATAAATGTATCTATTATAATTTATGTTAGCAAATATAGCTAACTAACTATATGATATGGTTTTCCGCACTTTTTTGAGTTGAAAAATAGTAAAATTTAGCCTTCAAAAAAGTGCGGAAAACCATATCATATAGTTAGTTAGCTAAGATTATTTTAATATTCTTATATAATATTTTAATACTTTTGACATTTATATAAATATTTGATATAATTCCTATAAAAAGACTTGACATTTATTTTATTTTTTAGTATAATATATTGTGATTTTGTAAAAGGAGAGATATGTGAATGAGGAAGTAGTTAAATTATTATTGTCAGGATTGCCTTCTAAAATTCAATGCTCAAATGAAAAACAAGGTGCGTATCGTTTAAATATACCTAAAGTAATAGGTGTAACTAAATTTAAGTTTATTCAATTTGCTCATCCACAAAAATATCAATGGTTGTCAATTGACATTGATGATAGAAGTAGATTTCAGGAATTTGAACATTTTTATTCTTTCTGTGATAAAAATGTTATTCCTGTTCCTACAATAATTGTTAAAACAAGTAAAGGTTGGCATTTACATTGGTATTTAGATACACCTATTTGGAAAAATAATCGTTTATTGCTAAGTTACAGAAAAAAATTAATTAGAAAACTGAATGAATATTTTGGGGGAGATAAACATTCAGCAGGCTATATTTTTAGAAATCCGTTATTTCACGATTATGTTTTTATGGATGTACATTATACATTAAATGATTTTGAACATATTGTTTCTTTGGAAAGTATGAAGAAAACAATTGCAAAGAAAAGAAAATCAATTAAAAAAACAGAAAAATTTATTGACTTTACAGCAGTTAAAGTAGGAGAAAGAAACAATACATTGTTTCAGTATATAAGAACTTTTACTTTTAGAAATATTCATTTATCTTTTGAACAGGTTTTAAAAGAAGCGGTTAGAGTTAATGATTTGATGATTGAGCCATTAAATTTTAGTGAAGTAAAAGCAACAACAGCAAGTGCTTATAGTTTTGCACAAAGAAATTATAATGAAAATTATAAGAAAAATAAATATCAGGCTCAATATAATAGATTACTTGCAAAGTATAAAGCGAAAAAAACTTATATAAAAGGATTTAAAAATATTGTTGCCTCTTTAAAAGAAGGAAAGATTGCCTTTTTTAAAATAATCTGGGGACTTGTTAGTTTTAGAAAGTTAGCAAAAATAGCTAAAATAAGTGATAAAACTATTAAAAAATATTTACAAAAAATAAAAAAAGATTTGATTGCTCTTATACATAATAAGAAAATTTCTTTTGAACAAATTGAACAGATTATAAAAGAGGAAATAGCGTTGTTACAAGTGGAATTAGTTGATATTGAGAAAGTAAAAGAAGTAGGAGTATTACGATGTTAATTGGAAGATTTGACGAAGATAATGTAGTAAAAATAAAATGTAGTTGTGGCGAAGTTTTTTATAGTGAAAAATTTGATGAGTTTTTAAGATGTAAAAAATGTAGAGAAAAAAATAAAGAATTAGAAAAAAATTTAGAATATAAAAAAGCGATAGAAAATGAATTTAATAAAATTTTGTATAATTTATGTGAGGAGTGATTATGGGTGATATTGTAAAGTATAATATAATTGAAGAAGAAATACTTACTTTATATACAGAGGGATATGATAGAGAAGCAATTGCTCACAAGCTTGATATTCCTATTAAAGTTGTTAATAGAGTATTTTCAAAACCTGATGTTAAAAAAAAGATTGAGGAAATTGTTGAAACAAGAGAATTGTTGTTGAGAGAAAAACATACAAAAATTTTAGATGAATTGACTGATGAAATGATTAAAAAAGCAGACGGCGATGTCACAAAATTAATAGGGAAAGGTAGAGATATTTTGGATGTTATAGCATTAGCTGATAAAATAAATAAAGAACAGGAAAAGAAAAGGCTTGGAACATCTGACCAAAATGTTTTTGTCAATATTTTACAGCAATTAACAAGAGATGATGATGAGTGAGGTTGTAAGTAAAGATGTTGCTTTTTATAGAAAAGTGAAACTTGGAAAACAAAGACCTAAACTAAAGAATTTGTTTAAACTTACAGAATTGAAACCTCTGCCTTTTCAGGAAAAAGTTATAAATGTTATTGACAAACAATACGAGGAGTTTCATACTTTGTTTCTTCTTGCATCAAGAAGATCAAGCAAATCAATAACAACAGCACATATTGCAGTGTTAGATTTGTTAACTCCTCAAGCAAATGTTGGTTTAGTTTGTCCTACTAATAAACAGTTGGATGTTATTTTTAATGAAGTCTTGAAAATTTTAAGAAAAATGGGTATAAAACCTATTTCAATAAATTCACAACAGAAGACTTTTAAGTTAGAAAACGGGTCAGCATTTTATGGTGTTTCAGAAAAAACAGTTGAACAATTAGAGGGCTTATCTTTAAGTTTATTAATAATAGATGAAGTATTTTTAATAAATGATATTGATAGAATTTTATCTTCTTTAAGCCCAGCAATGCTGACATATGGAACACACCCAAACGGAATGCGTCTTGCAAAAACAATAATGCTTGGCTCGTTGAGGAAAAACAAAGTGGCTTACGAATATTATCTAAGAGGCGAAAGAAAAGAGAAAGGTTATATTAGTATTAATTATAAAGCAACAGAGAATCCTTTATTCACACCTGAAATGTTACAACAAGAAAGAGAAAGAATAGGTGAAAAAGAATTTAGAATGCAATATTTGAATGAACCTGTTTTATTTCAAGAAAGTGGAGTGTTCTATTCTTTTGATTATAATAAAAATACTACTGATGTTAGTATATTTAAATCTTTAATTGATAAAAATAATATTATTGTGACAGGTTTAGATGTTGGTGCAAGTGATAATTCAAGTTATGTTTTGGTTTATGTGGAAAGGGGTAAATATTATGTGCTTGATGGTTTTGAAATTAATAACGTATCAGAAGCTAAGTTAGCGGAAATGATAAAAAATATAGAAGAAAAATGGGGTGTTGAGCCGACATTACGTTTTATTGACCCTTCTGCTAAATTAACAAGAATAGGGTTGGCAAATGACCATAATTTGATTTTTTATCCAGCAATGAATGCTATAAAAGAAAGTGTTGGTTTGTTAAACCAATTATTTGAGCAGGAAAAACTATATATTAATAAAGATATGAAAGAGTTAATACAACAAATTCAAGTGCTTGAATGGAAAGATACGAATGTTAAAAGTCCTGACCCTTTTAAAAGAGTAAAGGGGCATCATTTTGATTATATTGCGGCATTGCGTTATGCAGTGTATTCTTATTATAAACAAGAAGGTGTTGGTGAATTTGTTGTAATATAGGAGTAAAAATGAGTAAAAGAAAAAAGAAATTAAGATGGAAAAGTACGCCAGAATTGTTAGAGTTAGTAAAAGTTCTTTCCCCTTATTTTTCTAATGCTGATATTGGAAGAATTTTAGATAGAGATAGGCGTACTATACATTTAATAAAAAAGATGTATGGTATAAAAAACAAAGAAGTAAAGGAAAAATTACCTATTTTTATAATTAAACCAAAAAAATATTATGAAGAGGAAAAAAATGGTTGAAAAAAAGTTTGGAATTGTTTGTGATAAATGTAAAAGTATTTTAACAGAAAATGGGGAATGTTTTTGTGATAATTTAGCTTTATTAAAAAGGAAGAATTTTTGGTTTATTTACACTGATGATGAGGATAGTTTTTCATTTATTTTGGGGTATTTTGAAGATGATAGAGCATTAAAAATTATTGATTTAGGTGTTTTATTTGAGTATGGTAATATTATTGAAATAGATGAAAAAGTTTTAAACAAGATAAAATATAAGGAGGAGTAATGTGGGCATTTATATTTTTGTATTTCTTTTATGGTTATTTTGTTACATTATTTTATTTTATAGCTAATAAAAAAACTGTAAAACAATGGGATTTGAAACAGCAGATTGTGAATTTTGTAGTTTATTGGGTAGGGTGGATATTTTTAGTGATGTTTTTGTTTATAAAATATTCAATTAAAATATTTGTTCTTGACATTTAGTGAAAAATAGGTTATAATTATGTTGAAATTAAAATATGACTTTGTTGGAACAATATTTGGTATATTGGCGAGTTTGTTGATTGCTTTGAATTTAGGTAATGATTTTATGATATATGCTTTTATTTCATATATCATAAGTGATTTAGCATATATGAAATTTGCTACTGAAGTTAAATCAAAAAGTTTGTTTTGGTTGAATTTAATATGGTTAATAATAAATACAGTTGCTCTAATAAGATGGAGTTAAAGGAGAATAAATGGCAATAGAATTAGTAAAAAATAAAAAACATTTAGTTGTTAAAAGAGATGGTAGAATTGAAGAGTATGATGAAGAGAAAATGAGAAAAGTTTTAAAATGGGCTTGTAACGATAGAGAGTGGATGGTAGATGAAATTTTAAATGATGTTCAAATAAAAATTTATGATAAAATTCATATAACTAAATTATTTGATGAAGTTATAAATACAGTTGCTAATAAGATTTCCTTATTATATCCAATATGGGATGAAGTAGCTAAAAATTTACTTATTCAAAAATATTACAAAGAAGTTTGGGGGATAAAAAGAGATGAATACCCTGATTATTTGGAAGTAATAAAAAAAGCTTTAAAATATAATATTTATAAAAAAGAAATTATAGAAACTTTTTCAGAGGAAGAGTTAAAGGAATTAGGTAGCTATATTAACCCAAAAAGAGATTTTTTATTTACTTTTGGGGGATTAGAATTATTTATGAGTAAATATGCTAAAAGATACACAAAAAATAAAATGCTGGAATTACCTCAACATACTTATATGAGGGTAGCAATTCAATTACACTATAAAGATAAGGATAGGTTAAAGAGGATTAAAGAAAAATATGATATGTTAAGTTTACATAAAATAGCACCAGCTACGCCTATAATGTTAAATTCTTTAAGTGATATATTTAATGCCACAAGTTGTGTTCTTATTCAGACAGATGATGACAGCGAAAGTATTATGGAAACAGCAAGAAGTATGGCTATTTATAGTAAGAATGCATCAGGATTAGGAGTAGATATAAGTAGAATACGAGCATTAGGTAGTAGTATAGGAAAAGATGGTGTTAGTTCTGGGGTAATACCATTTATAAAAGTATTTGAAAGTATTGTTTCGAGCTGGAATCAAAAGTGCTACTCAGAAGACACTGAAATTTTAACAGAAAATGGTTGGAAATTATTTAGTGAATTGGAGAATGAAAAAGTAGCTCAATATGTTTATGATGGAGAAGGTAATGGGCATATTGAATTTGTTAATTATGTTGATTTTTTTGAGTATGATTTAAAAGAGCAACCAATGTATCATTTTTATATGAATAGCGGTAGATATATTGATTTATTGGTTTCTCAAAACCATAGAATGGTAAAATTGATAACCCCATCTAATAAATTAAGTATTGAATATGCTAAAGATATAGAATATGGTTCTGATAATTGGATGATAGTTAGCGGAGGTAATATTAATAAAAATAAACATTTATCTAATTGGGATAAATTTTTAATTGCTTATCAAGCAGATGGAGGTAGAAATAAAAGAATAACTGGTAAGTTTTCTGGTTATTATAGTTACTATTTTAGATTTACTAAAAAAAGAAAGATTAAAAGATTACAAAATTTATTAGATACTTTGATTAGGGAAGGATTTGATATTAACTATAAAGTAAGAATAAACAAAAATGGTGAACATAAACCTGTAACTATTTTTGATGTAAAAGTATCTGTTGATTATGGGGTTTTACCTAAAGATTTTGATTGGGTGGATATAACAAAGTATTCGGAGCAGGAGATTGATGAGTTTATTTTTGAGCTTACTCAATGGGATGGGAGTTCAAAAAATAGAGACTACTCCTATTTAACAATAAAAAAAGAAAATGTTGATAAAATTCAAGCATTAGCCGTGTTAGGTAACTATAGAACAAGTATCTCAGTTATTACACCTGAAAATAAAGTATGGAAACAACAATATAAAATTAGTTTTGTAAAGACAAATAAAATAGGCAGTTGTAGTATTAGCAACAAGGAAAACTCAAACAGAGGTATTAGAAAAGAAAAAATTACATATACAGGGAAAATATACAGTGTTAGTGTTCCTTCAACAATTCTCGTAGTGAGAAGAAACGGTAAGGTTGTAATTAGTGGTAATTCAGCAAGAGTAGGAGCGGCGGCAGTGTACTATCCTTTTTGGCATTTAGATAGTGAAAGGATTACATTATTAAAAGATGCAGGAGGAAATGATGATGAGAGGGCAAGAAAATTAAAATATGCAATAAAATGGAATTCTGTTTTTACAGATGCTATTATTAATGATGATTATGTATATTTATTTGACCCAAAAGATACACCAGAATTGCTCGATACTTATGGAGAAGAGTTTAAAAAATGGTATAAATATTATTCAGAAAAACAGGGCATAAGAAAAAAGAAAATTAAAGCAAGAGAATTAGCATATTTAGTTGCTAAAATAAGAAGTGAAACAGGTAATTTATATTGGTTTAGTGTAGATAATGCTAATAAATTTAGAGTTACAAAAGATTTTATAAATCAGGGTAATTTGTGTTGTTCAGAAGTTTTATTACCTACAAAACCTTTAAAATTAAATAAAATTAAGTTTATAAAGGATGTAGAAACAGGCGTAATTAAAGAAGTTAGGTCTTATGATGGAGAAATTGGTATTTGTAATTTAACTTCTATAAATCTGTTGGCTTGGAATAAAATGAATGAGGAAGAAAAAGACAAATTTATTTATTCTTTATTGCTTGGTATGGATAATGCGATTGAATATGCCGATTACCCTGTAAAAGCAGGTGAAAGGTTTAATAAATTACACAGAGCTATAGGAATAGGTATTACAAATTACCATAATTGGTTAGCAAGTCAACAAATAAAATTTAGTGACGAAAAGGCTAAAGAAGTTACGCATTATGTTATGGAGGATATTTATTTTTACCTTGTAAAAAATTCTATTGAATTATCCAAAGAAAGAGGTAAGTATTACTATTATGATGGTAGCTTATGGAGTAAAGGCAAATTTGGTTGGGAGCTATATGAGGAATATTTTAAAGAAATTGAAAAAGAATTAGGAGTAACTTTAAATTATCCTTTAAAACATAATTGGGATAGTTTACGAGTAGAAATGGTAAAATATGGTGTTAGATTTGAATTGCTTATGAGTATTCCACCCGGTGCTACTTCAAGTGCAGTATTAAATTTTACAGAAGGAATAGAACCTATTAGGGAATTGAAAATAACAAAAGAGGGTACTTACACATTACCATTTATTGTGCCTAATTTACAGAAAAATAGAATGTATTATGAAAAAGCTTGGGAAATTCCAACAAAACAGATATTAGAATTGGCGGCTATAAGACAAAAATTTTTAGACCAAAGTCAAAGTTTGAATTTATATCAGACTAATCCTGATAGTGCGTTTGATATAATTAATGATATTGTTTATGCAGAAAAGTTAGGTGTAAAAAGTTTATACTATTTTAATAGTTTAAAAAAGGGTGATATAGAAGAAGTTTGTGAAGGTTGTGCAGTTTAAAAATAAATAAAGGAGTTATATATGATTTGTAATACATTATGCTTAAATAAGAAACCGAAAGAATATGGTAAATTATTTTTTGGGGATTATGGAAACTTTCAGAGAATTGATAAGGTTTCCTACCCTATTTTTAAAACATTAGCTGAAAATAGTGAAGGTAATACTTGGTTTATGAATGAAATTGATTATAGTAAAGATAAAAAAGGTATTAGTAATTTAGATAGTAAAATGTTTAGAATGTTCCATTTAAATTTATTGTATCAAAACAATATGGATAGTTTAGTTCCTAATACTTTTGGTGCTTTAAGTGAAATAGCAACAGATACTTGGTTAAGTTATCTTTATAGTAGAATTGGTACGGAGGAACAAATACATTGCTTAAAAGAAGAAGATGAAATTTTGACAAGTAATGGATGGAAAAAATTAAAAGATTTAACATTAGAAGATAAAGTAGCTAATTGGTGGTTGGATGAAAAAGATAGGGTTGGAACTATTACTTTTGAAAATCCTATAAGCATAGAAAAACAATATTATTCTGGAAAATTAGTAAAATGGTCTATGAGTAATATGGAATATGTTGTAACACCAAAACACAGAGTTGTTGCGTTTAATGATTACAAAGGAGATGTAAAATGGAAAGTAGAGGAAGCATTAAATTGTAGTATCTATAATTGGAGTATTCCTGTAAGTGCGTATAAGAGAACAGGTAAAAAAGATAAATTATCTTTTAAAGAAAGACTTGCAATTGCTTTTCAAGCAGACGGAAGCTATATGAATGCTTGGAAATATAAAGGTGCACATAAAACATACAGAGGTTATGCTTATAGGTTTGGGTTTAAAAAACAAAGAAAAATAGAAAGATTAAAATGGATATTAGATAATATTGGTTGTGATTACACAATTAAGAGAGGAAAAAGAGGATATGTTAATTTTTATGTATGGATTGATATGTTATTTGATAAAAATTTTGATTGGGTTGATTTAGATAATGTTACTGATAGTTGGGTAAAAGAGTTTATAGAAGAATTAAGATATTGGGATGGGGCTGGATGTGCTAATAAACAAGCAGTAAGATATATAAATTCAAATAAAAAAGCTATTGATAAAGTAATGGCATTAGCGGCTATCGGTGGTTATCAAGTTGGTGTTGATGATAAAGGGTTGGAAAGAGCTATTAAGAATAATCATTATAATGGCAAGACTAAGATAAAATCTAAATCTTATTGTTTGTATTTAATCCCTAAAACACATAAAACAGGTAGAGAAATGAAAAAAGAATTAATTGATTATAATGGTAATATTGTTGGTGTTGAAGTCCCTTCTACTTTTATTGTAGTAAGGTTTAGTGGTAAATATATAGCAATAACAGGAAATAGTTTAAGTTACTCAAATGGTTTATTTCAGGTATTTGGTGAAAAAGTTGCAGAAATGCTTGATTATGTTTATGAAGATAAAATTTTACAAAGAAGAACAGAAAAAGAAATTGAAACAGCTAATAAATTTATAGATTTAGTAATAAAACAAAATAGAGAAGATGACGAGGCTAAATTAGCTTTAATAGAATTGTTGTTACGTACTTATTTTTTAGAGGGTGTGAAATTTCCATTTAGTTTTTTTGTTACTTGGACTATTAACAAAGCTTGTGGAAATTGTATTCAAGGATTTAGTCAAGCATTAAAATTGATTGCTTGGGATGAGATGACAGTACATACTACAACAGGGCAAAATTTAATTAAAATTTTATTATCAGATAAAAATCAAGGTTTTTATCATTTACGAGATAAAATAATTGATATGCTTTATAAAATGGCAAAAGAAACAGTGGAGTTAGAGTTTGAATGGAATGAATATCTTTTGAAAGATGGTAATATTCCGGGTTATACTAAGTTGATTGGTGAACATTTTATAAAATATTGGACAGATTTTAGATTAAAAGTTATAGGGTTAAATCCAATTTTTAACGAGGAAAAATCTGATATTATTGATTGGTTTAATGATTATAGAAATTTAAATAAAACACAAGTTGCTTTACAAGAAGCCGATAACACAAATTATCAAAAAGGAACACTCAAGAATGATTTAAATAAATTTGATACTTTTAAATTTTAGTTCTTGACTTTTCTTTTTTATTATGTTATAATTATAAAAACAAAGGAGTTTGAATGACAAAAGAATTTTCAGATAAAGTTAAAGATTTGTTATATCAAATGTATGATGCACAATGTAAAGTTAATGACGAGATTTTTCCAGAATGGCGTAAAAAGTTGGATATGGAAAATTGGGAAGAAGCTATTTTGGTAGAAAGTGCTGAAGCACTTTCAAGTGCTGGGTATAAATGGTGGAAGAAACAGGATATTGATGAAGAAAATATAAAAGTTGAACTAATTGATATTTTACATTTTAAGTTGAGTTGGTTAGCATATCAAACAAAATATGTTTTTGAACAAGAAATAAGTGGTTTTATTTCAGGTTTTGGTAAAAAAATAAAATCTGTTGAAAGAAAAACTAAATTGTTAAAAGATATAGGAAAAACGCAAACTATGTTTTCACTTGGAAAAGCTATGAAAGCTTATGGATTAGATAATATAGAGGATGTGTTTAGAACTTATATGACTAAAAATGTTTTGAATTTATTTAGAACTAAAAATGGCTATAAAGAAGGAACTTACATTAAGAATTGGAATGGTGATGAGGATAATGTTGTTGCTTTTAAGTTAGCGAAAGAAATTGAAGTTGATAATTTTTTTGAAAATTTATATAAAGCACTTGAAAATTACTATGAAAATAATATAAAGGAAAAAGATGACAACAATAGAACAATTACTAAATCTGGGGAAAGAAAATTCAACAAAAAAGAAACAAGAGTTAATTAGACAGTATTCGTCTAATCCTAAATTTCTTAAATTGTTGGATTATGCTTTTAATCCTTTGTATTCATATCATATAAAAACGTTGCATTATTCAAGTAATAAAAAAGAATATAATGAAGATACTTTAGAGCAGTTTTTTGGATTGCTTGATAAATGTAGATATTCAACAAGAACACAACAATTGATAGATGATGTTAAAGTTTTTTTGAATATTTGTGGTAAGGAAGCAGAAGTCTATGCAAAAATTTTGACTAAAAGTTTGAAGATAGGTGTTTCTGTTAAAACAATAAATAAAGCTCTTGGTTATGAGTATATTTTAAACACGGAATTGATGAAAGCTTATGATATTTCAAAAACAAATCTTGAAGAAGGTAAGGAGTATTTGGTTGAAAAGAAATTTGATGGTGTCAGATGTTTGATTAGAAAACAAGGGAAGAGTGTTGATGCTGTTACTTTTAATGGAAAAGTGTTAAATTTACCACATATTTTTTATGATATATTAAAAGTACCTGATGGGTTTTATGATGGCGAATTATTAGCATCTGAAAGGCATGAAACAAGTGGAATTGTAAATAAAGTTATAAATGAAAATTTAGAGGATGTTCATAAATTAAAGTTTGTTTGTTTTGACATTTTAACAGAAAATGAGTTTTTAGGAAAAGAAAAAACACCTTTATGCGAAAGGTTGATTAGAAGAGAGTGTTTAGAGAATAAAGCAAATATTGTTCCTCCGGGTCATTTTATAACAAGTTCTTTGTCAGAAATTTATGAATATTTTGATAAAGTTAGACAAAATGGTGAAGAAGGAATTATGGTAAAAGATTTGTATTCACCTTATGAAAGAAAAAGAAGTAAACATTGGGTTAAAATTAAAGATGTGAATTCAATGTCTTTACGAGTTATAAACATTGAGGAAGGACAAGGAAAGTATAAAGGAAAAATAGGAAAGTTAATTTGTCAAACAGAGGATAGTTTATTAACTATTAAAGTTGGTAGCGGTTTATCAAATAAAGATAGAGAAAAAGATTATGAACATTGGGTTGGCAAAATTGTTGAAGTAGAATATACAGATGCTTATTATCTTGATGATAAATTGATTATTGATTTTCCAAGATTTAAAGAAATAAGGGTTGATAAAAATAGAGCAGATTTCAAAAAAGAAATAGCAATAACGAGATAATTTTGAAAGGATTGAAAATGAAAAAATTACTTATGTCTTTGAGTTTTATAGTTGTATTATTTGCTAATGATTGTTCTATTTATCTTAAAAGAGGTATGAAAATGATGAAAGAAGGTAATAATGCTATAACAGCTGAAATATCGATTTGGTATGAATTAAGAGCAAGAAATTATTTTGAATTATATAAAATTTGTGAAAGTAAAAAATGATTGGAATTTTAGTATTTTTATTCAACTTTTTGTTTCAAATTGCTCGAACTTATAGTGTTTATGTAGTGGTAGAGCAATCAGTGCTGAAAACAGGAATTTTTGCTTTTATTATTCAATTATTATGGATTATGAGTGTAGGTTTAGGTATTAGTAAGGGTATTATTGCTGGTGATATTTTTGTAATTTTAATGTTTGTTTTAGGAGGCACATTAGGTGCAATAGTAAGTGTATTGATTAAAAAATTTTTAAGGAGGAAATATAAATGATATATGAAGTGTTAAAACATTTAAATGAATGTTATAATCAAAATTTTGATTTAGAGAAAGCAAAAGCTGTAGATAACTATGTGTCTGAGGAAGAATTTAAAAAATTAAGAGGATTAATTTGGTTTTTTACTCTCAACGAGTTGACAGAAGGGCTAATTGACCATTTTAAAGTGGTTTGGCTTGAAGATAATTTATTTGGTTTGAGAAATGGTAGGGATTTGATTGAAATTGATATTGAAGAAGTTATGAAGGATAATCTTATTGATAAACTTGTTTATAACTTAAAATATTATGTTGAGAATTTTAATGTAGATAAAAAATATGATATTGAAAAGTATATGAAGGCAGAAGTAAATGCTTTTCTTGAGTGGAAATATAAAAAAGTTAATGAGATTGAAGTGTTACTTTTAGGTGAAAATTATTGTATAATTTCTGTAAATGATTTGTTGAAGTTATTAAATCAAAGGAAGGTGTAAATGCAGAGAAAATTTGATAATCAGACAGTTAAACATATTAGAGAAATGTTCCTTTCTGGACTTTCTCAATTACAACTTGCAAAACAATTTAAAGTAAATTTTAGAACAATAAATAATTTGATAAATTTAAAAACATATTTAGATGAAGAGGCTATTCCTAAATATTATAGTCAAAGGTTGTTATTAAGAAGAAAACTATACAAAAACAAAAAGGCAAAATATCCTATTATTCTGATAGGTTACAAAAAACGACAAGGGAAAGATACTTTTGCACAGTTGCTGATTGAAGAATTAGCATTCAGAGGGGTGAAAACAAGAAAATTTGCTTTTGCTGATGCTATGAAGGATATTGTTGCCGATATGTTTGATATTGGTAGAAACACTCTTGATTATTATAAAAATAAACCTGAAAGTGTTGTATTTGATAGTCAAATAACAGATTTTAGAAAATTGTTGCAAAGATTTGGTTCAGGGAAAATGAAAGAAATTTTTGGAAAAACAGTGTGGAGAGATATTGTGATAAAACAATTTGACAAAGATAGTGTTAATATTGTGACTGATTTTAGATTTCCTGAGGAGTATATAAAAGGGGCGTTTACAATTAAGGTTGATAGAGGTGTTGAAAATAATGATGAACATATCAGTGAAAAAGCACTTGATGATTTTAATTTTGACTACATAGTGGATAACAGCGGGAGTTTAGAGGATTTAAAAAAAGAAGCTAAAAAAGTTGCTAATTTAATTATAAGATAAAGGATTTAAAATGAATAGTATTGAAATGTTACCGATATTTATTTACATAGTTGATTTTTTAGGTAAATTTTATAATGTTATTACTTTTGTTATAATTGTAAGTTTATGTTTTTTGTTATTTAGTGTAGTAAAAATAAATGTTGATAAAGAATTTGGAGATGATACATCTGTCAGTGAAAAACTACTTAAATATAATATTGCTGTTTTAAGTATCAGTGTTATTTTATATATTTTAACACCAAGTAAAACAGTAGTTTATACATATTTAGGTATTAAAGTAGGAAAAGAAATGAACTTGACAAAAACATTACCAGAGACTGTTAAAAAATCAGTTATTTTGTTGAATAAAAAGCTTGATTATGAAATTGGAAAGCTGGCAAAGGATAAATAATGAATGAATTACCAATTGAAATTATTTCTTTTTTAAAAGAAAAATATAAAGAAGATATGTCAATACAGGAATTAAAAATGTTATTAATGGGTGAGTTAAATCTTAGAGGTAAAGATGCCAAACGATTTGCTAAGTTGTATTTAAGTTATTTATCAACGATGGAATGTTTAAACACAAAGGTATGAAATGAAACAAGCAATGATAAATTACGTCAAAAATCCTAAAAATGATGAATTGTACACACCAGAATATGCAGTTTATCCCTTGTTACCTTATTTAAAAAAGTTTAAAAACAAAGTTTTTGGGAATGCACTGATTTTGGAGAAAGTAATATAACAAAAGTTTTGAAAGATAATGGTTTTAAAGTGGTAACAAGTCATATAAATAAAAATCAAAACTTTTTTGAATATCAACCAGACAATTGGGATATTTTGATAACAAATCCTCCATATTCCCTGAAAGATGAATTTTTAGAAAGGGCATATGAGTTAGGAAAACCTTTTTGTATGCTATTACCTTTAACAGCGTTAGAGGGCGTGAAAAGAGGAGATTTGTTCAGAAAATATGGAATTGAAGTTTTGGTTTTGGATAAAAGAGTGAATTTTATGAAAGAAAAGAAATCTTGTTGGTTCAACACAAGTTGGTTTTGTTGGAATATGTTACCAAAACAGCTTGTTTTTGAAAAAATAATAAAGGAGAGATAATGGAACAAATGTTAAAATTATGTGAAAAATATAATTTTGAAGGTGAATTTCCTTATGCAGTTACAGAAGTGATAAAAAGAGAAGGAGGATTTTCAAATAATAAATTTGACAAAGGAGGAAAAACAAAATATGGTATTTCAAAAAGATTTGTGAAAGAAAATGAAAAAGTGTTAAAAAAATGTGGTATTTTAGATGTTGATGATATTGATGAATTTGTAGAGAGTTTGACATTAGAACAAGCTGTATTAATTTATTACAGACTTTTTTGGAGACCTTTGAGATGTGAAGAAATGAATGGTATTGTGAGTACTTATTTATTTGATACGGCAGTCAATTCAGGGATTTATAGAGCAGTTAAATTGTTACAATCCTCTGTTAATGCTGTTTCAGAGGAAAGTTTAGTTGTTGATGGTATTATAGGAAACAGAACAATAAGTGCTGTTAATAATATACCAATTATACCTCGATTGCTTTTGGAATTTGTCAGTCAAAGAGTGAAATTTTATGTGTCAATTGGATTGAAAGGTAACAACAAAGTGTTTTTAAAAGGTTGGGTGAATAGAGCGTTATCATATAATCACTTAATAAATGTATAAAAGGAGATAGAAAATGAGAAAAGTTTTGATGAGTATTTTAGTTATTATTGGTATTTTTATGTTTACAGGTTGTTCTAAAAGAGAAGTGCCACAAGGATATGTGGGAAAAATTCTGACAGAACATGGATTTGAACCGGAAGTGTTGCAACCCGGTTGGTACACAGTGTGTAGTCCTTTTGATTTGAATTGTAGAAAAAAATTGATTTTACTTCAAACGTCACAAGGACAATTTGTTGAAGATGTAACTATAAGGATGAAAGACAATATGAATTTGAAAGTTGATTACATAAGATTGAGAGTGAAAGCGTCGACAAATCCTAAAGTGTTGAATGCTGTTTTTAATGACATTCCAGCAGATGAAAACAATGTGATAACACTGAAAAAGCTATATAATACTTATGGAAAATTGATTGTATTGAGAGATATAAGAGAAGTGTTGAGTAAATACACTCTTGATGATGTTAGGTTGAATTATAGCAGAGTTACAGGAGAGATTTATAATAGAATTAAACGTGATTTTACAACATTGCCAATAATGTTGATGGATATAAATATAGGAAGGTTTAATTATCCTAAAATTTACAATGCTGCAATTTTGGAAGCAAAGAAAAAAGAGCTTGAAATCAAAAAAGCACAAGCTGAAGCGGCAATTCAAATTGAAAAAATAAAAGCACAGGAAAGGATTGCAAAAGCAAAATATAATATTGCAATGCAGGAAGCAAAAAGACAGGCAGATTACAACAGAATGTTGGGTAAATCAGTGACACCTCAATTTTTAGAATTAAGAAGACTTGAAGTACAACAGGCAATGGTTGAGGCAATTAAAAACAATCCAAATGTTGTGTATATGCCGTATGATATGATGAACAAAGGAAATATGTTGTTTCAAATTCCTAACAAAAAGGATGTCAAATGATTGTTTTTCATTTGACTCCTGTTGTTAAAGTGTTGCTGGTGTTGCTTTATGTTGGTCTGTTTTACTATATTGTGGTAAGGTTTAAAGGAAATATAAGAAAGTTGTTGATTGTTGTGATGATTACTTTTGGAATTGTTGGGTATTTAGTGACTATGAATTTTGCTGATGAAAAGGAAATGGTGCGTCATCAAATGATAAATGAAAACAATGTTATGCAGGAAAGATTAGTAGAACCTGTTAAAATTGTTGAAAAATTTGACTACACAAAAGAATTGAATTCTTCTGATGCTATATTTTCAAAAGAACAAAATCAAATACATAAACAAGTTGTTAAGGGTTATTGAGGCTTTTTGCCTCGTTTGTTTTTATAGATGGTATGTTGTAATTTTGGTAGTATAATTTGTAAATATTATGACATAATATTTTATAGCATAATTAAAAATAGGTTGGTAGAGTGAGGTGTGGTGTCCGCCACCTGTCTCCAAAAATAAACTTTTAGCCTCCCCGTATAAACTTATTTAACCTAAACAATTCATATCAAAAAACTTATTTTTAATTATTTAGTGAAAACAACTTTATTTTAATAATTAAAATCAATAAAATTGATATAAAGAATTTAACTAAACAAACTTGATACTATTAATTCAACTTCTTATATATTATATAATATGTTTATACAAAAATCTTTTTTTGAAAATTTTTTCTAAATTTATTAAATAATTAATGTTCGTTTAATGTTCAGGGTGTAAAATTTCAGGTGTGGAGGGTTGCACTGGTGACCCTCCGAGATGTTTTAAAATTTTTTCTAAAACATATAAACTTTAAGCAAACTTTAAGGTTTATATGTTATAATTCCTTATATGAAAGGTTGTAGCAATGACCTTTCGAGATGTTTTAAAATTTTTTCTAAAACATATAAACTTTAAGCAAACTTTAAGGTTTATATGTTATAATTCCATGTGAGCTACAAAATAGCTCACTGAAATGTAACTTTTTTGAGTGTCTGAAGGTGAAGTATGCCTTGACACTCAAAAAAGTTACAATTTGTAACTTTTGAAATTTTAAAAAGGAGAGAAAGATGGAAAAAAGAAAAATAAAAGTTACTTTTGGTACTCTTTCCTTAAAAGGAGAAGAGGAAAAACAAGGGGAAGTTATAGTTACTCTGGATAACAATGTAGATATTATTGAGCAATTCAATAGTATTTGCAATTGTATAGAGGAGGAAAATATTGATAATCCTCCTCTATGGTATGACTATGAAATTATTAAAAACTGAAAAAGAAAAAAGGAGAAAAAGATGCAAAAAAAAGTAACATTAAGCACACTAAAAAAAGAATTAAAAAATTTAATTAAAGCGGAAGGCAGAGTAATTGCCGTCCGCAAAAAACTTGCTTATATTATAGTTGAGTTAGCAAGTGTCAATTTTAGCAAAAAAAACATAAGTGATGTAATTACAACAGAGTTACGCAGTGGAGGAATGGCTGAATCATATATTAAGCGTGTGCGTGGCTTTTTAATGGCTTATTATGAGGGGGTGAGTAAACACCCCGAAAAAAAAGAAGAAGTGTTAAAGGAATTGGATAAAATAGAAACAAATCAACAACTTGAGAATTTGGGACGTAATGTTAAAAAAGGTGAAGTAACAATAATAGCAGAAAATAAAGAAGATAAAAAAGAAGATGATGAATTAAGCATCATTAAAAAGTATATCAAAATAGGAAAAAAAGAACTCTCAAAAGAACAGATTGATTTGCTTATAGAAGAAGTGAAGACAATTCAGAAAATACTTGAGGGGGACTTTTAGTCCTCTCACTCAACCTTTATTTTAGTGTTTAAAGAGTGCCAAACACTAAAATAAAGGTTGAGTTAAATCATTTATATCAAACACTTTGATATAAATGATTTAACTCAACCTTATCTTCCTTATTATAGGAAGATTGCTATATAGTTTTGCGATTTTTCCAAAAAATCGGGCGAAGTCTGAAGGAGGACTCTGCCCGATTTTTTGGAAAAGTTACAAATTGTAACTTTTGAAATTTTAAAAAAGGAGAAAAAAATGAGAAAAAGTAGAAACTTTTGGAAAAAATTTAGCGTATGGGAGAAAAATTCTTTTTTATATTAGAGTGCTTTTAAGACAAGCACTCACTGGTATTGTGGAGTATGATTATAATGCAGGTTGTTGTCAGACTCGCAGGAGTTATGAGATTACAGGCTTTTTAGTTGCGTGGAGAGGAGGTAAAAAAGTTAAAGTTGCTGGGGCGTGGGCTACTTATTATATAAATAGTTGTAGCTCAGTTTTTGAGGATGAGGAGAATGAAGAATATTTAGAAGCTCAAATTGATGAATTTGTTACTTTAATAAGAGAGAGCGAAGAACCAGTATTGCTCCACTCTCACTTAGGGAAGGTATTATTTGTTTAATCTCCCCTTTTTCCTCCACATTAAAGGGCTTTACGGAGTTTTTTAATGTAGAGAAAAATAAAAAGGAGAAAAAATGGAACTAAAAGAAAGAATTAAGAAAATCTGGGAAAACGACTTTAAATTCAGTTTGCACGACTACAAGTCGTGCCTAGAAAGTGATTTGTATATGGCACAATACAACGGAGAGTGGGACAAAATTCCTCTACTTGAAAAAGAACTAAAAAATATAAAAATGTGGGAGAAAAACCCGCTTTTAATTCCTTTTGATGTGGGGGTGACTAATCACACTATCCTTCCCCAAAAAAGCCCTATTGCTTGGCTATACGAAGAGTTAGGAGAAGAAAAAGAAGAGATACTAATGACTCTTCTAATAGGTGCAGAAAATTACTATGAATTTAATAAAATTTTGAATTACGTATTAGGCAAACAAAAAGAGATTTATTACCTGTTGCCTACCGATTTTAGAAAGGAGATAAAAAAGAAATTTTTGGAAAAAGGAAAGGTTACCAAGAAAAGAAAAAGTTTTATAAAAATCTTAATAGAAGGAGACGAAGCGTTAAAAATTTTGAAAAAAGACTTATAGAGTCTCCTTTCAAAAAAATTTTACAAAAATCGAATATGGACATTATAGAACATCCATATTCTATTCCCGCCCAAATTTATAGATTTTAGCAAATTTCTATAAATTTGGGTGATAATCACAAAATAGCCCTTAAATACGAAAAGAAATGAAAACAATAACAAAGTTTTTAACAACAAAATTACTAATTTTATTTGAATTATATTATCAAAATTTAATAAAATAAATTAGGACGAAAATTTATTTTATTAAATTTTGTTGCTTTTTTGAGTGTCTGAAGGTGAAGTATGCCTTGACACTCAAAAAAGTTACAATTTGTAACTTAAAAAAAATTAAAAAAGGAAAAAAGATGGAAAAAAGAAAATGTGAATGCTGTGGTAACTTTTTTTTAGAGGAAGACCTTATAGAAACAGGAGGAGGTTCTTTAGTTTGCGAAGAGTGTTTAGAAGAACACTATACAAAATGTGATAATTGTGGTGAATATTTTCCACAAGAAGACCTTATAGAAACAGGCGATGGTTATTTAGTTTGTGAAGATTGCCTTGATTGTAATTATTTTTATTGTGATGGTTGTGCCGAATACTATCACAATGATGTTGCTATAGATACTCAAGATGGAGCAGTATGTGAAAATTGTGCGGATAATTATTATGTTAGTTGTGAACATTGTGACGAATATATCCATCGTAATAATACATATATTACAACAGATAATTATATTCTTTGTAGATATTGCTATGATGAACACACTCAGTATTGTGCGTGCTGTGAGGGTACTTACTATTCTGATGATGGAGAATATTGTGAGGAAAGAGAAGAATGGCTTTGTACTGATTGTTATGAAGAGCATTGTAATGCTTTAATAAAAGGCTATTACTACAAACCTACCCCTGTATTTAAGGGGGAAGGTAAATGGTATTATGGAATTGAACTTGAAATTGGTAAAATAAATGAAAGCAAATATGAACTTGCTGAACAGTTAATGGAAGAATTCGAAGGCTTGGTTTATTTAAAAGAAGACGGAAGTCTTGACAATGGATTTGAAATTGTCACCCATCCATTGACATTAGAATACCTTTATAACTCTAAACTTTATGAAAAAATCGAAGAGATTTTTAGAGGAAAAGCCCGTGCCTTCAATAGAGGAGGAATGCACATTCATATAAGTAGAAGTGCTTTCGAAAATGATAAAGAATTCAAAAAGTTTTTCTATTTTATAAACAAACACAAAAAATTTACGTCCTTTATAGCTCAAAGAGAGAGCGATAGATGGGCGAAGTATAAAGTTTGTAGAACAAAGTGGAAAAATTTAGCTGAAAATAAAGACCAAGACTATAATAGTGGCACAGGCAGATATTGTGCTATAAATTTGGAAAATATACATACGGTAGAAGTGCGAGTATTCAACGCAAATATTATTGCATCAAGAAACTACAAAAATGTAGAATTTCTTGATGCTCTTATAAGATACATAAAAAAAGGATACGGGGTAGAAAATCCTAAAAAATTTGTAAAATGGGTAATGGAATTCAAAACCAAATACCCCCATTTAAGAGAATTTTTTAAACAAAGAGCAAACTCATTACAAGAGGCTTTACAAGAATAGAGACTTTTTAGTCTCTTATGTGTCTTTTTTGAGTGTCTGAAGGTGAAGTATGCCTTGACACTCAAAAAAGTTACAATTTGTAACTTTTTAAAAATTTTAAAAAAGGAGAAAAAAAATGTGTGGAATAATCGGATTTGTTAAAAACAAAAATTATGAAGTAATGTTAGAAGAAATGCTCGAAATCCAAGAGCATAGAGGAACTGACTCTTATGGTGCGGTATTTTATTATGGAGGTAATAAACCTTTCAAAGCTATTAAAGAGTTGAAAAAAGAGAAATTTTTACAAAAATTTGATAAAATTGCCAAAACAAATTACAAGTTTGTTATAGTCCATCATAGATGGGCTTCAATAGGGAAAGTGACTAAAAGATTGGCACACCCTATTGTAAAAAAAGATATAGCTATAATCCATAATGGAACTAAAAAAGCACTACACGAATTATATAAAAACAAATTACAAAGCGATACTGAAGTTATCGCACATTTAGCAAGTCTTATGTCTTTTAAAAATCAAGCATTTAGAGAGATGCTTGACGGAGTAGGTGTAGTATTTGGTTTTGATAAAGAGAGGGCATTTTTTCATCATGACGATAAAAGAAGTCTATTTCTTTACGAAACAGGCGATTTAATTTCAAGTGAGCCTGTTTTAAGCGGAAACTGGCAACTTATTCAAGGTCAGTATAATTTTGGATTTAAAAGTTGGAGTTATTTTATTAAAAAATTAAAATTTGCAAAAAATGAAGTTGAAATTAAAAATGGGGAGTACTTAATTCCTGAATATTGCTATGAGTGTGGAGTGAAACACCTACACACAGAGGAGGATGAATGCGTAGTCTGTAAAGCACACGGAAGACCTAAAAAATATTACACTTCTTATTATTATAGAGACGATACTTATAAATACTTGAAAGATGATACGGAAGGAGTTGATTTGGTATTTGTTTATGGAACATTAAAAAAAGGTTATGGAAATTATAGAATAATGAAAGAGGCAGGAGGGAAATTTATAGGAAATGCAGTGACTCTTGATAATTTCTATATAATGGGGGGAGCTGGAATTCCTTATGTTATTGAAAGTGATGATAAAGAATTTTCAAGTGCTATTTGTGGTGAACTTTATAAAGTCAAAGATTTTAAACCATTAGATATACTTGAAGGACATCCTTCTCTCTATAAAAGAGAATTGATTGAGGTTGTCAAAGAAAACGGAGAAATTGTAGAGGCTTGGATGTATATTTATACCGGGAAAATAGAGCCAAGACTTGATTGGAAAAAAGAGGAATGTTATAGCTTTCCTAAAAGCGAAAGTTATGACTATGATGATATAATTTCACCAAAGGATGAAATTTATGATATAACTCATTGTGAGTTTTGTGGAGAAGAAGTAAATGAGGAGGAAATAGAACATATAGATGGTTTCAAATTGTGTCCAAGTTGCTATGCGTTTTATATAAATGGGGACCTTTAAAGGTCTCTAAAACACTAAAAGGAGAAAAAATGCCTGTCATAAAATTAAAAAATTTAAATTGGGGAGAAGTTATAAAATTGCCAAGCGAAACAATAGAAAAATATCAGAAGCTATTAGAACAATGTGCTCCTGATATGGAGCTATACGTGAAGAATACTGACAACATTCCAGAAGAAATTATCGAAAAAGTATATGATAAAATTCCGGATAAAATTAAAATAGGATTTGAGTTTGAATTTATGCTGAACTCAAACTATATTCCTGATGACTTATGGGAAAAATATCATATAGAAAGAGAATACTATAGAGGAATGTTTGAATTAAATAATTTCTTTTATGTTATAAATAAAACAGATAGTGTAAAAAATATTTATAAGGAATTGAAAAAAATTCAGATAGATATTCATTCAAGACTACTTGAATTCAAAAAAAATTTTGAGCAAGAGGATTTATACCCTGATTTTGTATCAAAACCTATTTATGTTTGTGAGGGTTTAGTGTTTAACGGAATGCATTTACACATAAGTTTTCCTTATAAAAATAAAAGTAGATTTAAAAAAATAAAAAATTTAGAGCCACATATTGTGGCAAAAAAATTGGAAATTTCCCCTACATATAGAGCTATAACAAGTCATCATATTTGGGGAAATTATAGACCAAGTGAGTATCAATTCAAACAAAAAAATAGGTATCAGCCTATTATTTACACAGGAAGAAATACTATTGAGTTTCGTTTATTTGATTATGATGATTTATTTATAAAAGATGGGCTAAAATGGTTAGCAGTGTTACTTTTTGTAACATATAATAACATTGAAGTTGAAGTTAATACGGAAGATTTGAAACTTTATGATGAATTGAGAAATCTGCCAAGTGAATTATGGAAAAATTTATGTGGTTATCATAAAATTTTTGAAAAGTTCAGAATTGAACATCTTTATAACGATGAATATTATGATGAATATGACGAATATACATATGAAAGATTAGTAATTTTACCACAAAATATAGAGATTAGAAGGAGTTAAAATGTTTTGGGAATTCTTTTTATTAATTTTAGTAGCTGGTTACATTGATTATAAACACAAAAAAATTTAAAGGAGCGAAAATGGATAAAAAGTTTATAAATTTAACAAGTCACGATATAAATGTGCTAACACCAAAAGGAATTATTACAATCCCAACATCAGGGAAAGTAGCAAGAGTATCATATGACACTCCTACAATTGATACAATTGACGATATTCTTATAATTTCCTTAAAATATGGGGAAGTTGTAGGATTACCTGAACCCCAAGAAAACACATATTATATTGTAAGTGCAGTTGTTAGAAATGCCTTGAAAGACACAAGACCTGATGTTGTAACACCACACAACATCGTAAGACATAATGGAGTGCCTTATGTTTGTAAAGCTTTTAGAAATAATAATTAAAAGGATAAAAAATGTGGTTTAAATATATAGGTTTAATGTTACTTTTTGTAACACTTTACTATGGACTAAAATTAACAGACCCTGTTTATCAACTGAAACAGCACAAAAATTGGCAGTTAATCTGCCAAATGTCAGATGGAGAACGGGTAATCCCAAAAAATAAAATTGTCAGTTATATCGAAGAAGAAGATTATTGGATATTTTCAAATGGTTATGCTAAAAATTGTTATATTTCAAAATAAAGCCTTTTGAGCGACTTTTGTTGCTCTGGGCTATGTAGGTATTCAAAACTTACGTTCGTTCAATAGAGAGCCTCGTAGACCCCTCTACGAGCGTGTTTTAAAAACTATAACAAAGAGGAGGATAAAATGAAATTTACACTAACAAAAACAAACTATAATAAAAATTATTTAGATGAGATAATTGATGATATTTTTACTTGGTGTATTAAAAATATCCACAAAGGATTTGAAATTGTGATTAAAGAAGGAAGTGAAATTGTAGCTTGTTTGAAATATGAAAATTTGTGGCATTTTTTATATGAAGAGCCTTATACAGAATATTTTTCAGAAAAATTTTTGAAAGTAGAAAAACAAAACAATAAATTGACCAGCAAAAATTTTGTTGATTTTGAAAACAGAATCTGCGGAAATTGCAAATATTACAAAGAAGAAGGAAGCTACTGTGAAAATGAAGAAAATGAAGTTTTTGAGTTTGATAACTATAAAAAGATGAAAGTTCCAGATTGGAAATTCGGATGCAACAGATTTGAAAGGAGGATAAAATGAAAGAAATTATATACATTTCAGATAGAATTAAAGAAGAAAATGGAGAAGTTGCTATCCCGATGGAAGAGGTTGAATTTGAAAAACAAAAAAGAATTTCGGCAGGAGAAGTTATAGTCACTTATGTATTTAAAGATGGTAGTAGTGTAAAGGTAAAATACACAAAAGAAAAAGATATAATCTTAAAAAGAGAAAAAGGATTATCCCCTTATAAAAGATTTGTAGAATATAAAAGGAAATTACATTAAAAAATATAAAAACATATAGCTAACTAACTATATGATATGGTTTCCGCACTTTTATAAAATTCACAAACCCCTATTTTTCGGGGTTTGCATAAATTTAAATCTTATTAAAAAATATTAAAGGAGCATACATGGAATTTCTTATTAAAAATAAAATTTTATATAATTTAAAGATTGAAAAGGAAAAAGGAGGGTATTATATTTCTTTGATGAAGGGTGGAAAGATTGGATATATATTTCTTTCGTCCAAAGAAGTTGAGAATAATTTAGGAAAAACAAAAGTTTATTTAGAGCCAATAGAAATGTATAAAAATTATATTGGTTTTGATTTTTCTGAGGAAAAATTTGGGGCGTTAGAAATTAGTAATTATGAATACGCTACTTTATTTATTCACAAAGATATTTTTGAGGGAGTAAGAAAAGAGATTGAAATTTTAGTGTTAAAAGAATTTATACCTTATTCTATTGAATCAAAAACGTATAATTGTTGTGCTAATAAAATTAATTATGTAGTATTAACAAAATTTAATAGTAAGTTTTTTGATATTATAAGAATATTTGATTCTGACAAAGTAAAAGTATCAAATCATTTTTTAAGGATTTCTGCTAACTCATGTGGATTTACAAGCGAATTGAATAAATGGAATACTTCTATTATGTTATATTTTTAATTCACTTTACAAAATTTAGTAAAAGGAGAGCAAAATGAGAGTATTAGAAATCTTAATCCAAAAAATTGATGATAATAGAAGAAAAATGACAGAGTTAAAGCTATGGTTATCACAAAAAGAAGTTGTTGAATATAATGCTTGGAAAGTTGAAAATCCAAAAGATAGAACAGCTATGGAAAAAGTTATAGCTACATTAAAATTAAATGATGAAAATTGGCTTGAAAAAGAACAAGAATACATTAAAATTAGTAATGACTTCACTTATTACAAAAATATTTATGATATGACTTTAAAACTTTTAGATAGAGATGATATTACAAAAGAGGAAGTTGAAGATTTTGTTGCAGATTTAATATAGCATAACAAAATTTATCATATTTCAAAATAAAGCCCTCTGAGCAACTTTTGTTGCTCTGGGTTATATAGATACTTAAACTTTGCGTTCGTTCAATAGAGAGGCTTATAGAGGGGTCTATGAGCGTGTTTTAAAAATTACAAAAAGGAGAATAAGATGAATTGTTATAAAGTTGGAACAAAAATACAAATTTATATGTTGAATAGATTAAAATATGAAGGATATATACTTCAAACATTTAATGGAAAATTAGGTGTAGGTACATTATATGATGAAAGCAATTGGGGGAAAATACTTTGTAATTTAATAAAGGATGGAATTGAAGTTAAAAATAAAAAAATTAAATTCACAAATATAGAGGAGTTAATTACATATTTGAAAGATATAGGACTATATATAAAAATAAAAGGAGTATAAAATGATTGTAAATGAACATAAATATTATGATGAATTTTGGGGAGCAAAATATCCAACATATGAATATGACGTAGAAGAAAGTTATAGTAATGAAGTTTTTGACTTTTTAGCTATGGAAATTAAAAGGGGATTAGATGTAATCCCTAATGAAATAGGAGTATTAATGGATGGTAGTTTAACTCTTTATGACGGGGATATTATTATAGATCCTTATGATTATTTGACAGAAGAACAAGTAGAAGAATTAGAAAAATTAATTGAAGAAGAATAAAATGTGGGTAATTATTTTTAATGAGGAAAAAGTCACAAACCCCTATTTTTCGAGGAGTTAAAAAGAAGGAGCTAAAATGGAAATATTTGTTTTTTTATCACTATTACTAAGTGTTGTTGCACTAATAGTTTCTTTATCCTCAAAACAAGAGGAAAAGGTTTCTTATAATTTGAATGCTAAAATATTAGAAAGTAAAATTCGTCAAGTTGAAAAAACTTGGGGGAAATTACTTGAAGTATTAGCAGTCACCAAAGCATTACAAAATAGAATAGAAAAAATAGAAGAAGAATTAAAAAAGAATAAAAAGGATATAATAGATGTAACAGTGTTTGATTAAAGAATAAATAGATAACTAACTAACTATATGATATGGTTTTCCGCACTTTGTTTCAATCTATAAACCCCTATTTTTCGGGGTTTTGTAGAGTTTTTGTAGATATGCTATGTTACAGACTATGATATGAAAGGAGAGTAAAGAATATGGAGGTAATAAATGGTTTTTTGATGGTATTGATATTTTTGTATTAACAAAAATAATTTTAAGTAAAACTAACTAAAAGGAGAATAAAATGATAATTGCAATGACAAATCAAGAATTAATAGAGTTATTAGAGGAAAAATTTGGAAATTCTATTAACAATTTAATAATTACAGAAGAAACAGGAAAATCTGTAACAATAAATAAAAAAGAAATTAATCTCGATAAAACAGGGCAAAAACCAAAGCCTTCTGCAACATATTTCAAAATAAAGCCTTTAGAGCGTTTTTAAAGTGCTTGTAGTATGTTTGTATTCAAAATTTGCGTTCGTTCAATAGAGAGCCTCTCAGAGGGGTCTATGAGCGTGTTTTAAAAACTATAATACGAAAGGATTAAAATGATAAAAGAAATAAACAAAAAATACAAAATAAATTTGGAACAATTAAACGAAAACGAATGGGTAGATAAAGAGAAGAATATTTATTTAAGTTTTGACGTAAGAAAAATAAAATTACGATTGTTAGTTTGGAATTTAGCTTTGACAGATAATGGCAGAGCATTAAGAAGAGATAGAAGTAAATTAGCAAAAGCAGTGTTATCTAATTTAAAGAATAAAGATAATATTATATTTGAAGTGATAGAAGAAAATGATAATTACATTTTATATAAATGTTCATCAAGAGATTTAGTAGAATAAATAGATAACTAACTATATGATATGGTTTTCCGCACTTTGTTTCAATCTATAAACCCCTATTTTTCGGGGTTTTGTAGAGTTTTTGTAGATATGCTATGTTACAGACTATGATATGAAAGGAGAGTAAAGAA